TAGACCAGACGGGCGACTACATCGTCAAAATCGAATACGGCGAGGAAGAAATGAGCTTCCGCGCGGGCACAGATGGCGAGAGCCACGGCCAAGACTACGATGGCACAATCATCGACATGACCACGACTGATCACGTGCAGTGGTGGTGCGCTGGTGAACTCTACACGCGGCTCCAAAGGGCCAAGCGCAAGATCGAGGACTTGGAGGCGAACGCCAGCGGTGAGCCGCGCCCCCTCGAATGACTATGAACACCACGACTGAAACCCTGACCCTCGAAAGCCCTGCGCAGGCCGCCAGCGTGACCAGCGGGGGTGTTGGCTCTAGCGCCTTGTTGGGCTCCGTTCATTTTTCGAGCGCGTCCGATGAATGGCCAACGCCTCGCGCCTACTTTGAAACGGTGGAACGTGAGTTCGGCCCCTTCGACCTCGACCCGTGCGCAACGCCTGCCAGCGCCAAGGCTCCCAAATACTTCACGAAAGCAGACGACGGCCTCGCCCAAGAATGGCGCGGGCGCGTGTGGATGAATCCGCCCTACGGTCGCACCATCGGCGCGTGGATGCGGAAAGCCTACGAAGCCGCGCAAGCCGGGGCTGTGGTGGTGTGCCTAGTGCCAGCCCGCACGGACACCGCATGGTGGCACGACTACGCAGCCAAAGGCACCGTCCGCTTCCTGCGCGGGCGGTTGAAGTTCGGAGACGCCAAGAACTCCGCGCCCTTCCCCTCGGCTCTCGTCGTCTTTGGTATGCCTAACGCCACTCGAAAGCCATGACCACCGCACCCTCACGCTCCGTCCTTGCGCTTCGACTTCCTCGCGGTGGTCGTTGGCTTCTCGGTCTTGTTGTGCATCTTTATTTCGCGGGTGACGTGCGCCGCCAGGATGGGCTGCAACCACTTAGCGGGGCCGCTGCGGATGATCCAAGTGTGTGCGGTGGAGACAGAGCATCCAAGGCAGGCGGCGAGCTTCGTGGCTCCCAAGGCGAGGCATTCGTTCCATGTCATGCGTGGAAGATAACCCGCCAAATAAAAAACGCAATGCGTAAAATAAAACCTTGCAACCGGATACGCAATGCGTAACATCTTCGCATGTCCAACACCGAACAACTCGCCCGCCGTGCATTCTACCAAGCCAACGTCTCCGGAAACGAAATCCTCAAATCCAAATACCAAAATGGATGCTCACTCAACGAGGCCATCGCCTTCTTTAACTCGCTCCCAGCCGAAAAAATCGCCATCTGCGAAGCTCTCGGATGATGCTCTCGCCCCGTTTCTACGGGTTGCCAAAGGCATCCCTCGGAATTGGCCGGGGGGGAACATCCTGCGTTTTGACCAGCGCAGCGACGGCTCAATCTTCCTGGGCTATCACGGGATCAACGATGCCAGCGAAGGAATCACAATCGACGAGTGGCGAGCACTTATTCAGCACAACCAATAGCTGAGCCGCAAGCGAGCCAAAGCGAGTCTGTCGGCTCCAGCGAAAGTTCGGCTCAAATATGAAAATTACCTATTGCCAGAAATGCCGCACGGATTAGAATCGGGCAATGCCCACAGGTCTAACAGTTGCCGCCGCCCGTGCTGCGCTATACACGCAAGTTGATCCCAACGACGTTAACTCGACGTTGTTTTTGCCGTATTTGAACCAAGCCTGCGAGCGGATCATCAATTCTGGCGCGTGGAAAAACACCTATGGGCAGGTGGATTTCCAGACTTCGACAGGCTACATCACGCTTCCTAGACGCTGGGAATCAATCATCGGAGTTACCCGCGTGAACTATCCCACTGGCGTATATCCGAGAATGGTTGAGTTCATGACTTCGGGGCCGGGATATTTCGATGACGAGGCGATGGATGAGAACCTGAAAACCATCATAGATCAGGGGGATGCCTGCACGATGGAGTTCCAGACTGACGCTGGATTGCCTCAATTCGTCATTTCCAACGCCGCTGACGCAGGCAAAATCGTGCGCGTTTACGGTTACGACACGAACGGAGACGAGGTTTTTGACTCGTCTGGCAACGCTGGATTGGCCCTCACGCTGGCGAATACCACGGTGACCGGCGCAACGTCCATGACCATAACGCAGATCGTTAAGCCTGCGACCCTTGGTTCCGTGACGCTGAACGTGGTTGTGAGCGGCAATCCTGTGGAGCTTTCCGTTTACGAGCCAAGCGAGACGAACCCCATCTACCGCCGCTACAAGACTGGCACCATGACAAGCCGGGGCGATGGCAAACCTTGGCTGCGCTGCCTGTGCAAACGTCGCTACGTCCCTGCTGCGGCGGAGACTGACCTCGTTTGGCCTGACAACCTTGGCGCTTTGAAGCACGCCCTCATTGCCGTGAAGCTGGAAAATGACGGCGCGTATGAAGAAGCCGCCGCCGAGCAGCGTTGGCAGAAGTGCTATCAGATTCTCAATCAGGGACTCAAGCAAAATCGTGGCGCGATTCGGCCTACGATGCCGTTTTGGTACCCGCAGTCCGCAGGTTCCACTCCTCAAACTCGATAAATTATGGCACGCGCATCAGCACGCAGTTTTAGTCAGTATTCGGGCGTTGACCGCTTTAAGCAGCAGCAAAAGTCCATCTATGGCAGCAAAGCATTGCCATCAGCATTTGAGCGATTGCAGCGTCCTGATTTGTATGGCCCCGGCACATACCGCGATCAGGCATTGAAAAGCGACGCCTATTCTTGGTCACTTCCTTTGTCTGAACGCCCCGCCGCAGCAGTTGGCCGCTCAAGCCGTGATCCATTCCGCGTTGGGGAGCAAGTCATGCGCGGAGTCAAGAATCGTGACCAATTCCGCACGGCCTTGGAGTTGGATGCAATGACACCTCCCCCTGACCAGTTCCAGCAAATTATGGGCGACCAACTTCAGCAAGAAATGGGCGACACCAAGAATTACGGCAACGCTCAAAATCAAGGCCCGCTTCGCAACTACATGGGGCGCTCGCCTTCTAGCTGGGGGCGAAATACTGTGACCAATTCGATGTTCCGCAAACCGTCTTACTCATTTTGATTTATGAACCCCTCAGCTATTCGTCCATTTACCAATCTCATCAATCGAGTGCCGAATCTGAACTCGGTGTATATCGACACAGAGGGCGGTGGAGGATTTGACCTCAATGGCCTAGTCGAAATGGCCCGCCGCAAGCGCATGATGCAGGAAGCTGGCGCGAACGTCGCTGGACGCAGGCAGGAGCTTATCGAGCAGGGTCGCATGGGGCCGCAGCCTTTGGCAAATCGTGAAGCGGCAAGTGAAGCTGTTTTTGAGCGCCTAAAATTCCCGCAAAACAAAGAAATCGCCGCCCTTGGTTTGCCGACTACCGTTCAGGAAGTTCCCGGCATTGGTCGCCGTGTGGATTACGATGGCGGAAGGGTGATGCTTGGCAAAGACGGAGTTGGAAGCGCAGTTCCGCTGAAAAAGGATCGGAAAGAAGCCATGATCGAAGGAATGCCAGCCTCCAAATACTTTGCCGAGAAAGCAGGCGAACAAGGCGTCTCCAATCGCTATGCAACTGCCGTGCCAACAGGCGTCACCGACAAGCAAGACCCTTGGGGCATCAAGCCTCGCTACACAGGGAAGGCAGTTGTCGACGATGCGATGAACAAGAAAAAGGCCAAAGCGTAATCCTATATGCCCGTCATCTCTCTGCCAGAATACCTTGGAATTTCGGAGGCTCCGCAGCAGCCAGTTTTTCAACGCACGCGCCAAGTCGAGCCTGATTCACCTTGGGCGCGAACGATGCAGGTGGCAGACTCGTTGACGGCGCTTCGCAACCAGCGTCCAATGGCTCAAATTCAGGCGATTCAGAACGAATACGACATGATTCGGGAGAACGCCGAAAAGCTGCGCAGGGAGCGTGAAGCGGCGATGCAGGCTGAGCAGGCAGTTGGTGCTCTATTTGACGTGGACGGACAGAAACCAGACTATCTGGAGCGCAAGCAGGCCGTGCTGAAGCAGTTCCCGATGGCGCAATTCGACCCGCGTGTTCAAAATTACATCGAGAATAACGACAGGATGTTTGACGCCCAACAGAAGGCGGAAGCGCGTCGTCAGGAGGAGATTACCACCCGTGCGGCTGATCTTGTTCGCAAGGGTGGAATTGACATCGCCAAGGCTCAGGAGGCTGCAAAAAGCCCGCTCACTGCCGCGCAATTGGAGTATCAATTTGGAAAGCCAACATCGTCCAATATCGGGCGATTGGAGAAAGCCCTTGGAACCGTTCAAGACCTCATCAAATCGGTGCCGGAAGAAGAGCGTTACGACTTTGTTGATGGCAAGCAGATTGTGCGTCCTGAGTTCAAGACGCTCCTCGACAGGCAGAAGAAGTATGCCGACATGTATTTCAACGAGGTTGAGGGCATCTCGCCGCAACAGGAAGCTCCAACAGCAACACCTACCGCTCCTGCCACGCCATCTGTTGCTCCAGCGGCTACGGTTACGCCGCCTGCGCCCAAGGTGGATTTTGATGCAGCCACCAAAGCTCGATTGGCTGAAGTTCCAGCGGATGAACTTGCTGGTGCCATTGAAAAAGAAAAAGCCAAGGCCAAGGAGGTTGATGAAATCAATCAGGTGTGGCAGAAGGCCAAAGAATCTATTGAGGGTAAGCTGAAAAATGTTCTTCCTGACAAGGATATTGGCTTTGGAATTAACCCATTGGAACAATTCGCGTTGCAGGTTTTGTCTGGAAAGACCGTCATTGATCCAAACATTCAAATCAAAGGCGGTGGAGCGCCTGTTCCGGGCGGCTTTATTCCGGCTGCCGTTCCTGTTCAGCGCAAAGTTTTGGAAAAACTTGGCCTATCCCCCGGCGATGCTGTGTTTACAGAACCGGGAGAAAAGAGAAAATCATTCTTCGGCCTTATTGGAACTCAAGATGTTACCTACGATGAACTTGTGAAAGATTGGGCTGAAAAGTTTGCGGCGCAACGCGGCTTGACAGATGGAGCGCCATCAGCCAAGCAAATCGCACCCGAAGCTCGCCAAAAAGCTCTCTCAAAAGTAATGGAAAAAGTTGAACAAGGAGCGCCCGTAAAGTAGGCTTGGGTCATGCCTCAATGGTACGAAATCACCCGCTCCGAGGATTATCAAACCCTCGCTCCTGAAGAAAAAGCTCAAGCCAAGGCTCGCTTTTTTGAAAAGCAAATCTTGCCGTCATTGCAGAGCGATGACGAGTTGAATAACAATGAGGCAATTCAATATGCCTACGAGAAGTTTATGCAACTTCCCGACGACACGGGCCAAGGATATGTAACCTCCATGCTTGGCGCTGCTGGACGCGGATTTGGCGAAATGGTTCCGGGCGCTATTGAGGGCGTTGGTGCATTGACGGGAAGTGAAGGCTTGCGTGAAGCTGGTCAATCTCTTCGCGGCACGCTTGAAGAAGTTGCCCCCGTAAACCCCATCTACGCCGAGTCTGTTCCCGTTAAACTTGCTGGTGTTGGTGGTCAGGCGTTGTCCATGCTTGCTACGGCTGGCGCTGGTGGCGCTGCTGGAAAAGCCCTTGGTGGTGTTGGCGCTGTCGGCAAAGGCGCTCAAGGTGCCGCTCTTGGTTCAGCCTTCTTACAGGGTGCTGCTGGCGGTGCGCGTGAAGCCGAGCAATACGGCATGACGGGGCCGGAAGCGTATCTCAAGACCTTGGCTGGTGGCATGACTGAGGCTGGTACAGAGCTTCTTCCATTCGGCATGGCGTCTGAAACAGCATTGGCTAAGCGCATGTTTGCTGGTGCTCCTAGGGCCACAACCTTTGCTGGCGCTGTTGGCTCGGAATTTGGTGAAGAATCCCTTGGTCAAATAGCGTCGAACATCACGACAAAAGCACTTGCTCCCGCAGGAGTTGAAACGCCGGGAATCACCGAGGGCGCTCTTGAAGCTGGCCTTTATGGCGCGTTTGGAGGTGGCGTCATGGGTGGCATCAATGCCTTGATTCCAACGGCACCTGAAAAACAGACCGCAGAGCAAAAGCAATGGCAGGCTGAAATCAACGCCACTCCGGTTGATGTTTCTCCTCCAATTACACCAGAAGAAAGCCAGAAGAATGCCACGGAAGGCGGGATTCCAGTCGTTACGCCGGATGGTGCCGTAAGCTGGATGCCAGCAGTCAGCCAAGCGATTGCCCAGCAAGGCCCGCAACCCCAAGGAATGCCGTCCGACATTGAGCAGCGCCTCAAAGCGTTGACAGAGAATCCTGAAATCGAAGTCGCCGCAAGAACCCTGAATGAAACCAAGGATGTCCCGTTCACTGATGCAGCAGCCGAAACCGCAGCCAATATCGTCGCGCAGAACGCCGAAATCTCGATGCAGCCGCCAGTTCAGCCTGAGCAAGAGGCTGAAGCGCCTGCGGTAGTCGAAATGCCAGCGCCGACGCAAGTTGGCGAGGCACCCCTTTCCGAAGGCGCTGAACGCAATCGCGCCATCATTGCTGACGCCGCTGCGAAAATGCGCGGTCAACTGCCACCTGAAGTTTCTGCCGGACTTGAATCCGTCATTCCAGCGCAACCCACAACCCCACCAGAAGATGCCCTTCAAATCCAAATCCCAGATGAAAGCCTGCTACGCGAAAAAAGACCCGAAATGGAACTGCAAGGAATGGGCCAGCAAAACGCCCAGCCCGAAGAAGTTGCCGCAGAAGGTGAAGAAGTAATCACCCCGCAAGGGACGCCGACGCCCGCTACCGAAGGCATGTTCACGCCGGGAGGCGTTGGCAGTGAGCGGGATGCGACTAAGCCGGAGCAGATGACGCCGGAGGAATTAACGAGCATAGCAAAACAGGCAAAAGAATGGGCCTCTACCCCGATTTCAGAAATAAAAAGAAAGTACCAAGCAGAGTTTGGGGCGTCAGACGCGTACATGGCTGCCTATCCCTATGCCGCTGAGATATACCAAGAGAGACAGGTTGCTTTGTCTAAAATAACTGACAAAAAAGCACAAAAACAACACGCATCTAATATCCAGTCGGCTCTTGAAGATAGGAAGCCGGTGTCTGCCGAAGCCGTTGACACCTACGGCATTAGACTTCCAGAAGGCTACATCAAGCAGGGTGAACTCTACATCTTTCAACCGGGGGCAACTGGCGAACCAGTTCAGGCAGCGCCTTCTGCTGCACAGGCCGTGAAAGCGACCGCCCCCGGACCTGTTTCCCAAGGAGAACTTATTCTTGAGGAGACTCCAAAACAATCAGCAAGCAGGATCAAAAATAACATGACGCGCTTTGCTTCAGGCATGAGCGCAATTGGAGACTTGAGAAAAGGAACCTATGCCAGAGCAGGCCATAAAAACTATGGGGTTGGATTTGATGTTGGACTTCTATCCAAGAATGCAATTAACGAATTGGCCCAAATAATACTGAATCTTCGGACTCAAGTTTTTATTGATTCAGGAGCGTTTAGTAACTTTAAGAAGGCGATCAAGGCACCCGTTACGGGTAAAAAGGTAGAGCCTTTGAATTTTGATCAAATTCTTGCAAAATACGACGAAATTATTGCTGCCATCAATGATGCAAATCTGGTTGAGGAAACCGATTACCCAAGACCCATGTTGGTCATGCCTGATGTTATAGGCAATCAGGCGGAGTCACTGTCATTGATTGAGAAGTATAAGAACTGGATTGCTGTTGAATCTTCAAATAGCACAAGCATTCCAATTATTCCCATTCCTTTAGGAGAATTGTCGTTATCTGTGGCATATAACCGCATCTTGGAAATTTTAGGATCAAATACCCTTGGAATTAAAATTGATCCACGCAGGTTTGTAGTTGGTATTCCATCAAATGCAGAAGCCATTAGCCGTAATGATTTGGCGAAATTCTTGAGTCAATCCAAGCCGCCACGTATTCACTTTCTTGGAGCGGCGGCTGATAAAAATATCAATCCATTGATAGATGTAGTTGCTGAAAACTCACCAACAACTCAAGTAACCGCTGATGCCAGCAAGATTCGCTCAGCGATTCTCAAGGGGGTTTCAGATGGCAAAACAAGAAATCAGGCAATTTTCGACGCTCTATATCAAGAAGATGATCCTCTGGTTATTCTTGATGCTATCAAGAAGCAGATTCCCCAAACCACAACGGTAGCCACAAACGAAACCGCCCCTCCCTCGGCTAAGGGAGAGGCGGTAGCCAGTGCTGAGCTTCAGCCCGTGGAAGGGTCGATTCCCACGGTTCCTAAAGTCTCCGCCGAAGAAACCGTAAAGTCAACAGAAAAATCCTTAGAAGCCAAGACCCCGGCTTTGGTCAATCGCCGTGTTGAGCAGATTCTCAACGCTGGCGGCAGGACGATGGTGGACGACTTGGACAAGTTCTTGAAGAGCTTGAGCGATCAGGAGTTCAACGACTTCGTTCGGAGCAACTTCTTTGAAGACCCAAGCGTGGCCATCAAGCCTACGGATAGCAGGCAGGCAAAGAACGCCAAAAGGAAGGCTGCGACTGATGCGCTGGCTCAGGGATTTATTCCGTCTCCCAAGGCTCAAAAGGAGGCCAATGCCTTTGAACAAGCAGAACGCGAGCTTGAGCAGGAGCAGCAGAAGCAAAACGCTCAGTCCATTTCCAACCTGTTTGGCCCAAAACGCACGAATCCTGTCAGAAATCAGGTCAAGTCTGCGGATGTCGAGCAGGCAATCGGCGAACTGCAAAACTCAGGAGAGGTGCCAAGTGCCGTGTTCACATGGCGTGGAACTTCTGCGGATATGCGTCGTGAGCGTGCCAAGTATCAGGCGCAATTCCCCGGTGCTGTGGCTGCTGCCGAGGCTGAGAATGTCGAAGGCGTGTTCGAGAACGGCATGTCGTTCATCTTCACAGACCGCGTGGTTGTCACCGATCTTGACCGCGCAAGGGCCAAGGAAGATGGCGTGACACCTGCTGTTGCCGCAGCAAAGCGTGTTTTGACGCACGAGAACATGCACAAAGGCTTCTGGCTTCTTCCTGCCAAGCAGCAGGCGCAAATCATGCGCTTCCTGCGCGAGATGTTCCCGGCAGAGGAGCTTGATGAGCTTGCGAAGGTTTACAAGCAATACGCCGACTGGAGGACTAACCCGGCGCATGAGGTCGCTCTTCTCGATGAACGCCTGCAAAAGTATATCGAGGAGACGAAAACCATCCCCACAGACGGCGTCTGGAAGCAATTCTGGGACTACATCAAGGAAATCTGGCGCAAGTGGACGGGCAAGCCAAAGGGCGAGCCTACGCTATCTAGCATGAAGGACGTTGTTCGTCTGCTTCGGGGTGCGCTCAAGAACGCTCACAAAGCTCGTCCTGATGTGACGGTGGGCGGGGATATGGTGTTGTTCTCCTATGCGGGCGAGCAAGCCATCGAGAACCTTCCTGAAGAACGCCGTCAGTTCATGCGTGATTCGCTGGACACGGCAAAGGCGATGGCGGCTGCGGGTAAGAACAGCGAGGAGATTCGCGCCGTCACCGGCTGGTTTCCCGGCAAGTACGATGGGAAGATGCGGTGGGAAGTGCCGGATGAGGGGGCTAGATTGAGGAATACCACTGCGGACTGGAATCCACTCGAAAACTGGCTGGATCATCCAGAGTTGTTTAAAGCATACCCGAAATCCAGAAATATCCCAGTTAGGCTGGACTCGTCCCTGAAATCTGGCGGCGTTTTTGCGGGCAATGGAATCCGCATTCATCCAGACGCCTCCGATGGGGTGTTGAATATACTCCTACACGAAGTCCAGCACTGGATTCAAGAGCAAGAGGGGTTTGCGACCGGCAGCAGTCCAGCCGCCGAACTGGCAAATCTCCCACGCGATCAAGAAGTAGCAGAAGTCGCTAGAAATCTTCGGGTGTGGTGGACTAGATCAGTGCCGCCAAGTAGGCGCGTGGAAATCAAAGACCAACTTCGAGAACGCTACGGAAGTGGCGAGTTGACTACCCTTGGGATGGAGATTCCAGATGAATCCGCTATCGAAATGCTGGAGGCTTGGGAGTCTGCGACTCAATTCATGCAGCCCCAAGAGAAAGCGGCTGCCGACGTTTTGATAAAGGCCATTTATGATTCAAGAGAAAGAGCGTTTGGGGAGACTGGCGAACAACCAACAAGTCAGCTTCGATACCTAAACAACGCGGCTGAAATCGAAGCCCGTGATGTGCAAGCTCGTCAAAAGCTGACGCCCGAGCAACGCCGCGCCACCGCTCCATACTCCAGCGAGAACATCGCCAAGGAAGATGCAATTGTGATGTTTGGCCGCGGCACTCAGGCATCCATCTCCTACGCCTCCGAATCCGCCCAAAACAGCGCGGCAGGGCAGCAGGCAGCGCGTTCCACGTCCTACACTCCGCGTCAGCTTGAAGTGTTCTTTGGCGTGCGCAAAGCCTACGAGCAAATGCCGAAACAGAACGGGCCGTCTGTTCCGCTTTCCGAGCTTTTCAACAAGACCAGCGAGCTTGTGGACAACCTGACGCAAGCCGAGTTCGACAAGATCGTGCAGGACATGTACGCGGACAATGCGGCGCTGCAAAACGACCAATTTGAGCCAAATTCCATCGTCATCCTTCCCACAGGCGCGATGCAGTCTCTCAGCAATCCCGCTCTTCTGACGATGGATGACGCGATTCAGCGTATCGAAGGCTTCACCGCTGACAACGAAGATGTCGATAGCTGGCCCGACGACGTTCAGCAGCGTTTTGAGGAATCGGCATACAACAGCGCGATTCAGGATAACGACGTTCTTGCTGCATGGGAACTGGCATCACCTGACGTGCGTGATCCAAAGCTGGAGCCGTTGGTGGAGATTGCTCGCAAAGGCAGGCAGCATGATGTGGAGTGGGACAAGGTTGCCAATGGGCTTCGTGCTGCTGGCAAATACTCGATTGAGAGCGTCGATGCCGAACTCGCCAAGCGTCTCCCGCAGGACATCATTGATGCGGCACAAGAGGACACAAGCGCGTTGGACGAATGGGTGGCATCAGACGAAGTGCTGGCAGACGCGAAGAAGCCATTCATCGCCGAGGTTGAGCAACGCATTGCAGACGCCATCAAGCGTGTTGAGGACACTGGACGCTACACTTGGAACGGCTCTGAGTTTGAGCCGGTTGAGGACGAGGATGTGAGCGTGCGCTACTCGCTTGCTGCAAGTTCTGAGGTTGCGCAGAAGGATGCCGAATACATGGCAGCCGTGGAGTCTGGCGACATGGAGAAGGCGCAGCGGATGGTGGATGCGGCGGCGAAGGCTGCTGGAACTATCTGGGATGTTGGGTCAGGTCAGATGTTCCACGGCACGCGCTCTTCTTTTACGAGGATGCGGGTTCCGGCATTCTTCTCCCCTAACCCTGAGGTTATCTATGACCAGCAGCAAGAAAACAAGACTCACGACTACGGAGACCAGATCAAATCGTTCTTTCTGTTCGGAAAAGTTAAACAGGGCGTCGAAATGCCGGAATATACTTGGGGAGTGCGAAGTGTGGAGGATGACAGAATCGCCGTCGCGGAAGGTGAGGGGTATGACATTATTGAGCTTGTCCCTTATGGTGACACATCGGGTGGCGAAAACTCATTTTTTGTAGCTATTAACCCATCCTCCATCAAATCCGCCGACCCCGTCACCCGCGACGACGCTGGCAACGTGATCCCGCTTTCCCAGCGTTTCCAGACTACTTCGCCGGACATTCGTTACTCCTACGCTCAAACGCCAGCGCAACGCTCGGCTGTCAGCCAGTTCAAGGCGGATATTGGCGAGGCTGCAAAAGGCACCGCTGAGTTTGCCGACTACGAAGGTCGTCCGATCAAGGATTACGAGATTCTGCCGCACGCGAAGATGGCCGCAGGATTGTATCAGGATGCCGCTGCAAGGTTGCTCACAAGCCTTGAAAACGATGGGCTGACGCTGCAAGACATTTACTTGAAGCTCAAGGAGAACGAAGATTTTCGCCTAGAGCTTGGCTTGCACAAGATTGGGGGCAACATCGCTGAACTTATTTTGACGGCGCAGATTCTTCAACGCTCCAAGAACGCCATCAACAAGGCCAGAACTCCTTCACAGAAGGCGCAGGCGGAGAAGATCAGCGACACGATTGCTGATTACTTTGACGGTCTTAGCACAGAAGCAGGCCAGCTATTGCGCAGCGTTCAATACATCTACGACGACCCGCGCACCAAGTTCTCATTTGAGCAGTTGCAGACTGAGAAGAAGATGAAGAAAAACGGCACCGAGGCCGTGAACAACAAGATGGAAGGCTCGCTGCCACAGGTGAAGGCGAATCTGTCCAATGAGATTCCGAAGGTGGACGAGCAAGCGGCTACGGCTGCTGCTAAAGAAACGGAAGCCGCCGTCGAAGAAGATCAGGACGCGATTGATTTGGCGGAAGGCGAGGCGACTTTGACCGACAAGCAAAAGAGTGCTTGGGAAAGATTCAAGGACGCCATTCGCACCAAGGGGCTGATTGCAAAAGCTCTGAAGGCCATCAGAGAGCGCAGGGATGGCAATAAAGCTCGAATGTCCATTTCTGGAGAGGCGAGAAATGCCATATTCCAGATGACAGAAGAAGAGCTTATTGCTTTGGATAAGAAGCAGGATGAGATTATGGCGGAAGCCGAGAAAGCCTTCTTCTCGGAAGGAGATAATACCGCCAAGGCCAAGCGCAAAAAGATGGTCAATACCGCTAAGAAGCGATCTGAGCAAGGCAAGGAAGTCGAAGCTGGCGTCAAAGACCCGACTCTTGCCAAGGTTGCACGCGCAATCAACGTGGCTCGCAAGAACATCAAAGGCCCGTCTGGCAAAGCTATCCAGTGGAAGCAGCTATTCAGCCAGAAAGGCTCCACGGTTGAGCAAGTTCGCAAGAACATCCTCGCCGAGGTGATGGACAATGAAGCCTTCCGCGACATGTCCGATGACCAGAAGAAGATGGTTGCCGATTACTTCGCTGAATCTTGGAACAGCGAGCGCGAGAAGATCATCAATGACATGATTGACAAAAATCGCGATATGCTTGCAAATCAAGACAAGAAGAAAGCCGCAAAAGCTCTTAACGACTCGCGCAATCGCATCCTTGAAGCAGTCAACCTTGGCGTTTTCGACAACGACGAGTTGGTTGCCATCCTTGGCGACAAGTTCGGCATTAAGATGAAGTTCACCGAGGCTGAGAAGGCTAAGCTACGCGACCTTGCCGAGAAACTTCAGGACGACACGCTGAACAAGGCCAAGCGGAATAAGCTAGGACGCGAGTTCCTGATGGAGCTTGAGGCGGCTTCGCAAGTTCCGATGGCTGAGTTGATGGCGAACTTCTGGGTGTCATCGGTTCTGTCTGGCCCGAATACCATCATCTCGATTGGCTTATCCTTCCTCAATGCCACGGGAATCAATATCGTGGGCATCCATGTGGCGAGGGCGGTTACCGCCTTTGCCAAAGGCGATGTGGCTGGTGCTATTAAAGCCATCACCACGATGTTCAGCGATTACGCGAGGCATTTGCTATCTTTCCCATCTGCTATGAATCGCGCTTGGCAGTATCTCTGGAGCGGCGACGTGTCGTTCCTTGAGTCTGGTGCCAACGACCCATTCAAGAAGGTGAACTCGCTCAAAGAGGTTGCCCGCTATCAGGTTGTGGCTGACCTGATTGCCAAAGACCCGAATGCTGTAAAAGCCGTCTTTGGACGCTTCATGCAGTTCATGAGTCGCCTTCTGACCGCGCTTGACGGCTTCAACGTGATGGTGACGAAAGCTGGAACGCTTCACGCCGCCATGTTGCAATCCAACATCACGCCTGAGCAGATTCGGGACATCACGCTGAAGTCCGACCTCAAGATTTACAAGGATCGCATCGTCAAAAGCGAGTTTGGTGGCAATTACCCCACTAGCCTACGCGATAAGGCTTACTTGAACTCGTTGGCAGAAGCCGAGATGTATGCCGACTTGTCCAAGCTAGGACTCAAGGTTGAGAACCAAGACTATCTTGCGGCTGAATCGGCAATGACGCTTGACCCGACTGGCGTTGGCGGGCACTTCTACAATCTTGTGCGCTCTTTCGACACGCGCATCATGACTTCGACCAAAGAACGGTTGAAGCAGGCTGAAGCGGATTGGGCTGTGAAAAAAGACCCTTGGAATGCTCTCAACTACGTTGTCTGGAATGCGCTCAACTTCATCGCTGAACAGGGAACGAACATCACGGGCGTCCGATTCGCCCGATTTGCAGGCAACAAGTTCAACCAGTCTGTGAGCTTTATTCCGCTGGCTGGACTCCTTCGACTTTATGAAGCTGACAACGCCAAGCTGGAAAACGCACAGCAGGCTTTCCGTGACTCCATTTGGCGCAATCAGATTGTGGGCGTTGTGGTGACAGCCATTGGTGTTCAACTTATCAGGGCTATCTCAGACGAGCCGGATGACAAGAAGCGCGGTTGGTTCATCAACGGCGGCTGGAATAACCTTACTCCTGCACAGAAGAAGCAGAAGCTCTCTGAAGGCCAGCGCGAATACACCCTTGGATTCGGCGACAAGGTGTTCAACTACCAGAACTGGCTTCCAAGCGCATTGCTGGCTGCTATCGGCAACGTCTCTGACATGATTCGCTATTCGCCCGATGAATGGAAATCAAAGGGATTTGCCAACCAAGTCATCACCGCTGGCGTTTCTGGCGTGCAATCCTCGCTGGAAATCCCCGCCCTTGCTCAGCTTGGGCAGTTGTTCGCCAACGACCTCGCCACCAAAGACCCGGCTGAAAAGGCCATCGGACGCTTGGGACAGGTTTTGGCAGGATGGGCTGGCGGATTCATGCCTCGCTTCCTCAAGGACATTGATTACATGACGGCACCTGACATGCGCCGTTACACCACGTTCTACGAGAAAGTCGCATCGCACATCCCGGTTTACCGACGCTACGTTGGCAACGACTACTACGATATTCTTGGCAACAAGATTCAGAAGAACGCATACCCCGGCAGCCGTGATTTTGGCAAGCTCAAGGACGAGCCTGAATACCAGATGCTTGGCGCTCTGAACGCCCGTGGAATCTGGCTGACACCCGCCAATGCCGAATACCGCATGGTGGGCAAAGGACGCTACCGCCGCCGTTTGACGCAGGAAGAAGCCGACGCTTACAGCCTTGAGACGGGCAAGCTCTACAAGCAGATGATCCTGCGCTACGGCCCTAGAGCCTTGCAAATGCCCGCTGAACGCGCTAAGGACTACATCTCAGACAAGGCAGACGCCATGCGTGATCTTGCCCTCCAAAGAGCAATGAGACGATGAAAGAGCTAATCCGCACCATCGAAATCCCCAAGTTCACCAAAGAGCGCCTTCGCGGCATGCTCCCCGATTGCACGGTTGTCGGCGACCCATACGGCTGGTTCTACAAGGTCGATGAAACCAAGGTGGTTCTTGTCAGCTACGGGTGGTCGTCGCTCATAGCGGACGTTAAAGCGCATCTGGCTGGCAACGGGATCAAGGAGCCATTGACCATCGAAATCATGATGGCTGACTTTATCTGCCAGTATATCCCCGAATGGTGCGACGAGATTCGGCCTGACCGGGAAGCGAAAGTCTCAGCGTGGAAGATGATGAAGAAGTTCTACAAGGCCGTGGAGGCACGCTGGCATGAAGGACAGGTAAGCCAAGAGGAGGCTGAACGCAGGGCTGCTATTTGCGCCACATGCCCGAAGAACACGGATCAACTCACTGAGTTTTGCATAGGGTGTCATACACGGGATTTGCTGTCAAAGGTGACGGATTTCATGCGGTCAAAGAGGACGAGCAAGGATGCGGAGTTGAAGGTGTGTGCAGCTTGCCATTGCAACCTGCGGCTCAAAGTGCATTTTCCGATTGTGAAGGAGACTGACCCTGACGTGGTGTATGATCCTCGTTGCTGGATGAACGAGGCTTAAGCCTTCCTTTTCGTTCCCTTTTTCACCCCGCGCTTGATGATACCGCATTTGCCGCAGGACTTCTTATCGCCTTGAACAAGGTGCTGGTAGTATGCCGTGGTCAATTCGCCGCAGTCGCAAACGCAGGCCCAGATCGAGTTGCAGTGGGCATTTCGCTCCATGAACTCGACAACTTTAAGGTGTCCGAATCGTTTTCCTAGAAGATTGACCTTGGGGTATGGCATAATAGCTCCTAGCTTACGGGAAATAAGTAGGAGGTCAAGACCTGACTTTGCGGTTCAGATACCACCAAAACGGGCGGGTGAGGAAGTAGCTGAGCGCATTGCAATCCCACAGGACTTTGGGATAGAAGTCAACGCACTCGTATGCCCGGATGCCGTAGAACATCTTCACGCGGCCATTGGTCAGATAGCCTTCGTCCTCGCGCCAAGACTTCCAATCGAGCATCATGGCGATAATTTGCGGGGTGGTGTATTTCATGCGGTTTTTTCAACAATGACTTGATAATTAAGGTGAAGAATCTTCAACTCGCGCTCGCAGATGTTGAGGAACATGTCGATTCCCATCTTGGGGCAGTCCAGACGACTGAGTTCGTTCATTCTCCATTGATAATCATCCCATATCATGATGCCGCCCTTTTTGAGCGCATTCCAAGAACGAACGGCATCAAACAAAGCGAACCTCGCCCCGTGATGGCCGTCAATGTAAACAAAATCCCACTTCTTTGCCTCCAAGGAAACATCATCGCTTTTGGCCTTAAACAAGGTGATTTTAGACCTGCAATTTAGAGCATCCACATTATGCCAGAATCGCTCCTCGGTTGACATCAAAAACGGATCAACGCATGTCATGGTTGAGTCTTGATGCGTCAGGATATTCTGAGTGAAAAAGCACGTTGAGCGACCCTCGCAAACGCCGATTTCCAAAGCGTGGGCCTCCTTGCCGGTAAACTTTCCAAGGTGCTTCAGCCATGATGAGTAGTGGTTGCACGCCCAATTATTTGTCCAGATAGGTTCGCTCATATTCTTGATTTGAAGAAGAAAAATGTATTCTTAAACCAAGGGCATGAATCATTTGATGGTATTGATGCCCTGGATTTATCGGTTTCGTCTATCATAATGTCAAAGCCCATATTCTGCATTTGGGCAATGACTTCGTGATTGTCTAAGCAGTTAACGTGACCAAGGCCGTGTTGCCCTCTAATAGCCCATGACAAGGCCACAAATTTGGCACCACGGGTAATTGTAGTCAAAAACACCTCCATGTATTTGGCTGGAATATGCTCCGCAACTTCAAGACTGACCGACATTCTATCGGTGTAGAAACAAACTGGTTCGCATAAATTTATCTCAATAACGGGTGCATTAATATCTTGAGAAACTCCTTCTATTCCAAGCGCTAAAATTCCATTTTCTAAAAATGAGTTGACGTATGATCCATCTCCACAACCATAATCAACAATTGGCAAATTAGGACAATGGAAGTGATGAAATGAGATAATTGAATCTGCCACCGGCTTGCAAAAGCGATGCGCTCTTTCATGTGGAGAAAATATACCAAATGAATCAGGCATTTACTTTTGACGCCCCCTCTCTTAGCCATTGTAACTTGTTTTTTTGTTCCGCCGCATGAAGGGCTATGGTCTTATGAGAGATATTTTGATTGCCACACCAATTCAGATAGTTGGACATTCTGGCAACCATAATTCCCAATTCTCTAGCTGAACGATTCAAAAAGACCTCAGCATGATTTGGAACATCTTTTCCAAAATGTTCATCCATGTAAATGATGGCCATCTGAACGCATTGTCTTATTCTTTCGGAACCCATATCCAAAGACACCAAGGAGAGATTAAATGTGTCTCTTGTCTTGAAATCTAGACCCTTGAATTTCCCACCTAAAACAGCATCGGCTGGAGCATGTTCATTCAATGAACCAATTATCACATCGCCAGAAATTACTGGTAATGTATATGGCCTCACAAACCATAAATCAGCATCCATCATCCATACGGGCCTATCAAATTTTAACAAAGATGTAAATCTTGCCCTAATAACATCTTTAGGATCAAAAGATTCACTTATCACAGATAGGGGGCCGCAAAATCGGCTTACTCTATCAGAGGCTTCTTGTGCTATGATGGGCCACGATCCATGAATTGAATGAATAATCGAAATTAGAGGTTTCATCGCATGTCAAAAATACGAGCGGTTTCAAATTGATAGGCTTCTGCGCAGACAATCAGGTTGTCTTGCTTGAAGACTTGCTCCTGAACTTGTAGCGCCTGCAACTTGTCCTCGCGTTTGTATCCAGCCGCATGAAGGCCAATGATGTCTCGCGGAATATAAGGCACCTGCCCCCAGACTGAAGCCTTGTGATAGTAATTGAACTTCAATGGCACCAGATTCAAGCCAACCCCAAGCTCCTGCACGGCATAGTTCAGGTAGAACTGATCCGTCACATCCACAGGCTTCGGAAACTTCTTCCGCTGAACCTTGGCGTGAATCTGCCGAGCACGCTGGAACACCTTGCGATGCATCGGATTGCGCAGGTCGCAGATGAAGAAGCCGCTGTTGAAATAGCGCAGCTTGTCCAGCTTGTAGAGTCCGCAGTCCGTGCTTGGAAACGCATGAGGATTGAAGACAGCGGAATCGTGGGTTGCATACCAATGCGGCGCATCCCATGCGTCAAACTTCACTGGACGAAGGAGCCAAAAATCCACATCGAAGAACACCACCCTTTGCTTTCCGCAATAGCGGTCTAACTCCAGCTTGGCGGTAAATCCTTCAGTATCCTTGACACGAATCACCTGAACGGGCAAGCCTGAGTGCTTTTTGAAGCGTTTAACGGCTTCTTTCTCAAGATGCTTATAGGACGGCGTGACGACGGTGACTGCGATCATGTCTGACAACCTTACGGTTATCTTGCGAGCAAATCAAGCGGGAACGTATGTGAAGCTCTGAACAGTCACCCGCTTTGATGGCAGGGTGCCGATTACCGTGGTGTTTCCATCCCGGCTGACATCCACTCCAACGCCTGCATATCCCCACGTCCACGGGCGCATGGCAAACGGGCTGCTGGCAGGCTTGAAGTCTCCTTGGACAGTCGTAATCATCGGATGATGGCTTCTGGTGTCGGCGGCGGAAAGATTTGAACGGATTCACGCAGCCACAAGCCGTTGACCTGCTGCTGCCTGTCCTCGATGTAGAAATCAGCCCAATCGGTGAAATTCGTGGCAGGGAAAATCTGGCCGTTCAGCGACCTGTCCAGCGGAGGATTTACGATGCCAGCGCCATAGACGATTTGAGCACCCGGCACCAGTTCACGGAATCTGGCCGTGTCATGCAGGCACCTCTCAAAATTGATATTCAGGCCGATAAAGTCAGCGTTGATGTCAGTCGGAACGGGCTGCTCATGCTCCAAGGCACCATCGGGCCAAGGAACTTCGGACAGGTATTGCCGAACGATGATCCTGCTGTTGTAGCTGACGGCAGGGCGGAACTTGTATTTTGGGATGTAGCGCGGCGTTGAGGTGACGCTGGTGCCGTTGTTGATATACTGCGCCACCGTGGAACTAACAATGTACAGGTCTTCCAGCACCGAGGGCCAAGTGTATTGTCGATTATCCCGATAGACAGAGAAGGGTGTATTGCGCTCGTCCGTAGTCCTTGCCTTACCAAAGAAGAACGTGACGTAATCCGCGCCACTTTTCTCACATTTGAGATAGACGTAGTTGGCGAACCCATCTGCTACACGCTCTTGATTTACGGCCCATAGGAACTCGGCATAGGTTGTGGCCGTTCCGCCAGTTCTGAACGCCGTCTGCGCAGAAACAAGCGTGCTACCGGGCTTAAGCAGCAGCCCCGTGTTGATCTTGCGGTCAGGAACCCGCACAGAGAAAGAAAACTCCTCTGGATTCGGTGTTGGAAGTATCTGGAAGTCAGAGGCCATTATTGCGTTGGAGCATTGTCGGCGATAACATCACCTGCCTGATATTCGGCGTAGAGGTAGCGAGGTGCGACAGAGGCACCACGGTCAAAAATCCAGAAAGTGCGGTTTACGAGGGTCTGGCGGAGGGGGTAATGCCCAACGTCGTCAGAAACCGTGGCTTTAGGGGTGCCTTCAAGGTAGCCGTCAAAACCAACGCCACTTGTCACCAGCGAGCCAGTGATAGCCGCATTCGGGTCTGCGTAGATGCCAAAACCCTGTGGAGCGCCAAGAGTAGCGTTGTAGGAGCTTCCGCCGCTTGATCCTGCCGAGACAGCGCCCTGAACCCCAAGGCCCGTAAAAACGTCCCTAAACTCGCTAGACCACACGCGGAACTGAGGGTTGACCACGATTGCCGATCCAGCCGTGATATTGCTGCCAAGAGCGATTGCCGTGCCACCTTCTGTTGTAGCCAGCTTGCAGGTTGCCCCGCTGGAATTGATGGCGAAATAGGCCACCCCGGTAGAAAGGCTGGAACCGCCCGTCAAGCTGGTGAAAATCACCTGCATCCCGTCTGCCATCGTAGAACCCGTGATGGTGACTACGCCGGTAGCAGAAACGCCCGTGACAGCCGCGTAAGCCGTTCTCAATCCTGAGAGAACGACTTCGGTGACGGCTGAGTATTTGACGGAACGGGGATTGGCTGTTCGCCGAATGAGATAAACGTCTTGCGCCATAAAATGTGGGTTTGCTGAGAATATCACTTGCAAGGGCGGGCGCAAGGGAATAAGATTTGTCCAGCTTGAAAGAGCATGCTTTGGGTGGCACCGAAGCAATTCGGCAATCCCAAAGTAGAAAGCCCCGCCTCCATGCCACCCGGAAGCGGGGCTTTTTCATGTTCCTGAACCATCTGTCCACCGGAAACGCTGAGATAAGTTCTTGAGCCAAAGCAGGACAGCCCTGCGCCTTTCCAAGCATTAAATAGCTTGGCGTGTAGCAGCAGGAGATCGTATTGACGGGCCTGTGTGTGAAGGAGCGGAGCTAGTTCTGACCGGGCTAGCTTAATGAAGTCCGAAAGGAGTCTGCCAGAATCCACGAAAGAAGATAAGCGTAGGCAAGCTGTCCGCTGCGCGAGCTGGAGCCGATAATATCGGTGTGTTGATGGGGCGTCGATTCCCAATTGAAAGAATCGTATCTCTGCACACAGACCCTTTTGCTAAGGGTCTGTGTGTGCATCCAAAACGCCGAGAAACCCATTGAAAGTAGCTTTATGAAGAACTTTACCCTAAACGCCATGAGTAGCGAATCACTCGAAAAACTGCTGAAATCTGAAAGCGAGCTTATGAGAAAGATGGCGGCAAAGATTTTGAGCCAACGCAAAGTGATTGTTGAGGCTGATGGTTTTGGCAAAAGAAGCAACCTACCAAGAATGGATTCGCATCAGCACGCCGGAAAATGAGATTCTGTGATGCTTGTTGACTGATGGCTGTAATAAGCGTAAGGTTAAAACCATGACCATCGCATTTGACATCGACGGAACCATTTCGCTAGACCCTGACACGTTTTACAGGGTGATTCGTGAGTTCCGCATGGCTGGATGGACAACCATTATTGTCACTGGCGCTGAGCAGCCGCCTGAAAAGTTGAAGAGGCTCAAAATTGATAGCGACGATCTTCCTATTATTGTCTCGGCAGGAATGTTCAAAGAACAATCTGCACGCAAAGCTGGCTACAAGGTGGACGTTTGGGTGGATGATATGCCGGGGGTGATTCAGGAAACATTGATCCTGAAAGACGGCGTTGACTCTGAGTTGTAATAAGCGTAAACTTTCCTCACCATGCAATACTTGACCGAAATCACCGAAAAAATCACCGCAGCAGCCGACTTTGCGGCGCAAGAACACAAAGCCGACGTGAAGCAGATGCTCATGTCCAGCGCGGTGTTTAGCGCCGGGATGCTGTTTGCCAATTACTCATTCGATCCCAAAGTGCTTGAGGAGGCAATTTCGGCCCATGAAAACACGGTGCGCAATGTTGTGGCGAGCATGGTCAAGAGCCAGATGCCTGCGGGATGAGAGAACTCTGCCCCAAGTGCCATAAAGCAGGTCGCAGCCTTTGGGAAGGCCACTGCCTTTGCACGGGCGATGTTCTGCTGCCGACTGAGTTCCATTCATGGAGCATCAAGAACCGGGTGCCGTTTAATGTGCCGCAGGAGGCAAGAGAGGTGCCGAAAATAGTTCCGGCGAAAAGAACGCTGGTTTTTGGTGAAACGATTAAAAAGAAATGAGCAGACCACTTGCACCCAAAGGCGGCAATGACCGCGTTTATACCCCGCCTGAACTGGCTCGTCAGATTGTGGCGCATTTCAATCCGAGTGGCATGCTGCTAGACCCTTGCAAGGGAAGGGGAGCGTTCAGTGACGCAATGCTACCTTATGCTACAAACGGGTTCGTGGAGTGGTATGAGATCGACGTTGGGCTGGATTTTCTTAATTCTTGTCAAGAGCCTGTCTGCTGGACAATCACCAACCCACCGTGGTCAAAGCTCCGCGCCTTTCTCAAGAAGTCCATGGAGTGCTCCGATAACGTCGTGTTTCTCTGCTTGGTGAACGCCTTCTTCATGAAAGCCCGTCTTCGGGACATGGAGGAGGCGGGGTTTGGCATACGCGAAATACTTTTTGTTCCGACACCTCCGAAACCTTGGCCTCAGACTGGATTTAGTCTAGGGGCTGTTCATATCCAACGAGGCTGGACAGGGGATTGCAAAATGACTACGTTGTAAACCGCTTCTGCCACTCAGCCAAGACTTGAGTGAGCGGCAATCCCTCGCCATCCCAATGCTCACACTTGCAGTTGCCTTTGGTTTCCACAACAAGGCACCCCGGTTCGTAAAAGACGCGAGGGTTGTTGCCATGAACGCACTTTGCGGTGGCCTCGAAGTGATTGACGATCTTTTCCCAGTCGGTCATATCGTGAATCGAATGCGGCTGCGAATCTTTGAAATGTGACGGGTTTTAGCCAGAACAGCACCACCTTCACGGCTTCCTGCGCCGTCTGTATTCCCCTCACACGTCCTCACATTGCCATTCTTGTCTGGCGCAGACGTAGCGATACCGATATGGCTAAAGGTGAAGATCACAATGTCACCAGACTGAATGTCTCCGCGATGAGGCTTTTTGGTGTTGGTGCTGTTGTCCTGATCCTTACTCCAGTTTTCAAAATCCCACGCGCCAGCCGTGCGAGGACGCTTGAACGTCTTGGTTTCCTTGATGCCGGTCATGGTCAGGGCTTCACGAACGCACCAACAGACAAACGCCGCGCACCAAGGCCAGCCTTTATTGGCGGGAAGCCAAGTGGCAGCTTTGTATTCGTTCACGCGAGGGCCGCAATTTGACCCGTTGATTTCAGTGACTCCAATTTCCTTTTTGGCGATTTCTACGATTGCTTCTGAGAGTTTCATATCTTGGATGAGTTGATGATTACAAGCCCCCAAATGAGTAGCAGGATGGCTATAAATGTCAGGGCGGAAATTTGCAATGCGGAGAACTCCTCGATCACGGCTGACTGTCCTCCTCGATCATTCTGGCGTTGTGCTTGTGGAGGAACTTTGACAAGTCTCTGGACAATTTATCCACAACCTCTTCTGGAAGCGCCCATTCCCATTCGTGCAGGAACTCATGGATGAGAATGCACAGGTGATGCCTTCCACGAAGGCGCTCATCTATCTCGATCTTTCCATTACCGTGCGCAAGCCCAAGCGCCTTGTGACGCCCGAGCTTGCGCTTTAGAACGGTGATGGACTCGGCTTTCACAGGGTTGCGCGAACGGCTGCTACCATTGCCTTTGTGGCACCACGGAAGTTCTTCGCAATATCAGCATCCGAGTGCTTTGGATTGCGACGAATGGAGGCCGCGATCTTGGCGTTCAAATCGTTTGTTGGCGTTGGCGAGTTTTCGTCAACCCGCTGACGATAGCATCGAATCCTGACTGTCAGCCTTCTCTTGGCGTCCCACACGGGAAACTCTTGGCTTTCAAACGCTCCTGATGCGATGCCGCTTTTGAGCAGGTCGTGAACCCGGTCTGGAGAGCATTGAAGCTCTTGTGCTATCTTCTCTTTGGAATCCCATCCAGCCGGGATTTTGTATTTGTCCTGATTGATCTTGTCGATTGCTTTTTGCCAGTTCATGTGTGTTTGCTTTGGTTTTAGACAAAGATCGGGAACGTGATTGTTCTGCCGTATCGTTTGTCGAAAATGAAGCCCGTTTGCGACGGAGGCTCATAGGGAGCTTTGATGACAACCGAATAAGCGTTGTAGCCAATGAGCGAATTATGAACTCCTATGCCATTAACGTTATAGGTGTGAGGGCCGGAGACTTGTAAATCAAATACATCCTCAACGTCATTGACTCTGCCACGATAGTCCAATCTAACAAATCGCATTCCATCAACCCACGCAACGTCTTGCCCCTTCACAAAGCTAATATGGTAAGACTCACATTCCCCCTTGGGGCCTCCTTTGGGTCGTTTATGCCTTAAATACAAAGCCGTTTCATATTTTGTGCCAACAGACATCCATTGCAAAGCCCACGCTAACTGCTTAGAAGCAGTTGTTCCGCCTTTTAAATGTCCTTTGTGACCGTCTCCTTCATACCATCCATCAATAACAGCCTCTCGACATTCCTTGGTTAAGTCAAAGAAGAACGATGGAACATTTTTACAATAGCAAGTATGTCCAAAAAGATTCCTCCATTCAAGAGCTATTTCTTTGCCATGGTATTCCAGACCCGATCCTGTTTTAGCTGGATTTGTAAAAATGCGACCGCTTTTATTCCACAACTTGTCTAAAATGGACTTTGCTCTTTCTAAAGTTGGAACTTCTTTTAGATGCATAGAAAAATTGATCTTATTTACACGCTTGTCTTTTCCTGCATCAATTGTGGCATGACCTTCTGCCAAAAACAAACCCATTGCCCAAAGAACATCTTTATCATACTCCAAAGTGCCTTGCAATTGTGGAGTTAACACCCAATCACCCTCGGAAAGATATTCAGCCGCAATCCATTTTGGTTTTTCTAACTTTGGAAATGTGTGACACCTACTTAGCCTTTCTCTCCTCAAGGACTCCCCCTTAATTGCAAAAATCTCATGATTTGGCGTGCATCGCACAAAATGAGGCAGTCCTTTTGCCCTAAATTCAATCAGGCCCTCAGTTGATTTACGGGTAGTTGTGTTTTCAACTTCCTGAATCGACCCATCATGGGCAAAAACTTTGTCGCCAACTTGAATAGTTCTGATTTCCTTAAAACCAAAAGGTGTCATTACGCGAGCGTCGCCAGTAAAACACCCGTTACAAATCCACTTGGGGTTTTGCTGCGATTGATGCCAGTGACCAAAAATGTCGAGGTCTGCGGGAACGCCTTTGTTCCAAGACGCGATGGCCTTTTCCACGGGGATTGTCAGTCCACCGATGCCACCTTGATACTGCAAGCCGTCGCCGTGGTGAATGCGCAGAGTCTTGCCGTAGAGGTCGAGAAGAAGGTGATAACCATCTGACACATGCCATTCAGCCTTGCTTCCAAGATGCTTCGCCATCGTCTTGTAGAGCATCCACTCGTAGGAATTTGCCGCACCTGTGGCATGGCGAGGTTTGCGGGTGTTGCGACCATGATTTCCGTACACACAGGGAATCACCACTTCGCCAAAGTGCTTCGACAGCAATTCAACTCCGCTGGCGATTTGATCTTGAAGCCACAACACCGTCTGCGTTGGCGATAGAGCGTTGTTCTCCATCAACTCCTCATGGATATAGCCCGTCATCAAGTCGCCGCCCAAAACAAGAACTAGGCGGTCAATTTTGGCACCGTGACGCTGGATTTGAGCCATGCGGACAATCGAGTTCCAAAAGCGGTTGATGCGCTGCTCGGCTATGTCGAGATTGAACTCGTTCAGGTTGTTGATGGTCTTGCCTTCAACCGTCTCCTCCACATGCCAGTCTGATGCGACTGCGACAAACGTGGCCTCCGCGTCCATTTCTTTTGCAGCTTTGATCTTGGATACCGTTGGCTTTTCACCACTGATGCCAAGGGCGATGTTTAACTGGTGATCTTTTTCGGAGATGACAGAAAGAAGATTCTTCCTCTCGGCTTCAAAGTCAGAAACAGTCTTTTTGTGTCGGATTTCCTGACTCTCGTGAACGGCAGTTGACCAGTTTTTCATCGTATGAGTTCCTTGGGGTAACCCAACTGTAAGCTACCTAAAGGCGGTTTATCAAGTAAAAAATACTCATGACCACCGCAACGCATGCAGCTATGCCGATGATTCCTAGTATAAATCCCGTCATGGTGATATGTTTTTTGGTGCTTTTGCAGAAGAAAGATTCCTACGCAGTCCGTAGGCTATGGAAGCGATTTCTGGCTGTCCTGCAACGGTTGCCACAGTGCCATAGATGGCTAGACGCTCATCGCGTGACAGGCCAGCAATGTCGTTAGCGCAAGAGGCGAGCATCATAGCGACCACTGCCACAGCATTGCGCCATGCCAGCCAGCCGCCGATTCGCAAGGCAAACCAGCGGATGTTTGCACGCCACACGGGAGTGCCTTTAGCTAGGAGCATCTCACGGTAAACGGCATCGGCTTGCTCACGGGTGACAGGAACGAATGCGCCGTCATCAGCCTGATAGCCGTGGTTCTGATACAACCAGTCATGGACGCACGCGCCACGTTTGGACATGCCAAATGGACGGACAATGCCTTGCAGCGGGCCGGGGATGGATTCGTCAAACTCGAAGCCTTCTGGCACGGTGAACTCGGCATCAAGCTCATCGCTATACACACGAAAAGGAGACAGTAGCTTCAAGCGAGATACCTCACGATCACCAGAAATGTCCTTGGCTTCAAATGGAGTGAGAAATTCGGCTTTTCGGCTCATAACAGGGAAAAGTAGATGTTTTGCGGGCATTCGCACCAACGCCTCGCCGTAGGATCATAGAAATCAATTCCTTGTCCAGAAACAATCCAGACATAAACGTGGCGTTCGGAATCTTGGAATCTGCCGGGAGGGTCTGCAAACACGATGCCTATGGCAATCTGACAGCTCTCATTCGCGGCTTTTCGTTGAGCAGCTTCGATTAAACTGTGGGCCTGATTTTCGCATTCCCAGACATCCTTGACCCAAGGTGCGTAGCTCTTTGCACTGGCATCCTCCACATCCTTGACCGTCGCCAAGGCCATTGCGCTCTTTGTCCAATACGATTTGAAGTTGCTTTGCTTGTTCTCAGCAATCCGTTTGTCCAAAAGCATCCTCACCGTCTCCACATCGAGCTTCCGACGTGGAACAGGCGGCTGCTTTTTGCGGAACGGCCAGATCATTTTAGTGCCAGAACTGCCTTGAGAATTTCAATGATGGAGTCTCTTCCGAAGACGATTGAAGCGAGTCCTCCCAACATGAGGGCGTCTTTGGGGTGTTTTCTACACCAGTCAAGCCAGTTTGACGGCTGCTCAACTGCGGTTGTTCCGACAACGGGGTATTTGATTGGGTGGGCAACAACGAAATAGCAGACAAAACGCTCTCCGTCTCGGATTGCTCTGACGTGAAGATTGACCCATACGATTTCTCCTGACTTGGTGATGTATCGCTTGGTAACGGTATAGACCTCGGTTTCAAGATCGGTTTTAAGGCTTTCGGCTCCAGATTCGTCGCCAGCGAGGTCGTCCGGGTGAGTAAATGACTTCCACGTTCTTGATGCAAGCTCACCTCGGCTGTAACCAACAAGACGGCAATACGCATCGTTAGGTCTAAACACCCGATGCTCAGGAGACACAAGAGCCATCGGCGTAGGCGATTCGGTGAAGAGTGCTCTAACCCAATCGTCATCAAGTTCATCGAATGTTTGCATGTCATGTTGTTGCGGCGTCCAGCCGTGGTTAGAGTTGTGCTTTCAAAAAGTCACGATTGAATTTGTCCTTCCGCAGCTTTGAAGCAAGCATACATGAGGGTTTGAGGGCTTACAGGTGGAGGAGGCACAGTCAGTGGATCGTAAGTAATCGTGCCGGGGTGATTCTTGTTCACCAATGCCACGCGAATTGCGTTGAGCAGCGTTTGCACACTGACAGGCGGCGGTGTTTGTAGGGTTTGAGCGATTCCGGCCATAGCGTTAAATGGTGATGATTTCGGTTTTTCTGTCAGCGGAAATTATGCCCAATTCCACCATCTTGTCCAGCCCCATAACGACGCGAGGATCATTGGAGTGAACGGTGGAAAACCAAGTCGAAAGCTCAAGGCGTAAAGCGGCCAAAGTCGGGTCTGTGCTAAGGGCTACGGCAGCTTTTTCTGGCATGGTAAATTCAGCCATAAATTGCTGAACGTTCGGCCAGATTTTTTGCTGTTTTTGCGCAATCTCCTCAGGGCTGAGGTCGGCAATAAGCCATTGACGTTCAACGCGGTCGCTGAACCACACAAGGTGCGGCTCGGCTTTCTGCGTGGCGCTAATCGTTGGCGGCGGCACCTTCACCATCGGAACGATGGAAGGCGGTTGCCAGTCCTCGGCGGCATCTCGTGGCCGCTCAAAGATGGGCGTTCCATTTTCATCGGTTTGGAGCGTGATCAGCTCTTGCGTCGTTGGATTTCCGAAAGTTTTCATAAATCAGGTGCCGTATGCGACTTCCACTGCCTCGACCGAAGCCGTCCATCGCCACGTTTCCGAAGTGATTCCGGTCACATAAATGCGCAGCGCGTCATTCGTGTCGTTTGCCTCGACGGAGACACTTGTTCCTGCCGCATTGTCAGTGCCAATGGTGACCGAGGCGTAAACGGCGGATGTTGTCCCGGCTACGTTTTTGATGCTAAACTGGCGAAGGAAATGCGCCACCGCTGAGCCATCGCTTTTCACACCCGTGATGTTCACATTGCCCGACATGATTTTGCCGCTTGCAAGGGTGAGGCGGATGAAATTGTTGCCACCGTCGATGAATAGCTCAGTTTGCGTGTTGTTGGTTGTTTTGTTGCGCAAAACAGCTCGGATGTATTGCGCGTCACCCGTTGCCAAAAAGCGACCTGCCGCATGAGCAAACAAGCATTGCCTGTCAGCGAGGCCGTATTGTCCGCCAGACACCCATGAGGCTGTCCCGCTGGCGGTGTTGCCCGTTCCCGAAAGCACGGCGGAAGAATTTCCGCTGACAGTGTTAGTGTCGCCTGAAAAAACGGCGCTGAAAGTGTTGTTGGCGATGTGGCCTGTCCCGTTGCCAATAATTGAATAGTTGCCAGACGCATTGTTTCCTACACCACCAATGACGGCGGCATAACTTGAGGATGCTGTGTTACGAGCACCACCCACAACGATTGTGTTCGCGCCAGAGGCTACCTGCGTCGCCGCATCACGACTCGTTTGTAGATCGACCGAGTTTGCTCCGCGCTTGTTCCCGCCAGATGCCAGCGAATTAGCGATGTGAGCAGTCAGAGCGCCAGCACCTTTCGGCACAATGGCAGCATCGACGTTGGTGGCTGCATTGGTGGCTGTGAAAGACACCACCGGCACCGTCGCATTGGGAGCCGAGGTGCTGACCGCCTCCGTCCAGTTGGTTAAACTTCCACCACTCGACGAGAGCGTGGTTCCGCTCATGGAGAGTCCAGAACCAATAGTTATCTCCTCAAAATCTCCCGCTCCCGACGCTGATCCACGGCCAAGAAGTCTGGAAGCCGCCGTGGCTGGCGTAAGATTCGCAAATGGCAAGTCGCCAGTGACGCCAGTTGACAAAGGCAACCCTGTGCAACTTGCCAAAGAACCAGAACTTGGAGTTCCCAAAGCCCCACCATTCACCACGAAAGCGCCAGAGCTTCCTGTGTTTACAGCTAGAGCAGTTGCCACGCCAGTTCCAAGACCTGTGATACTACCAACAGCAGGAGTAATCGTGTTGGTTGAGGCTGCGGTAATCAACCCCTTGGCGTTGACCGTGAATGCTGGCGCTGCTGTGGCGCTGCCAAAACTGCCGACATTGGCATTGACCGTAGCCAGAGTCACCGCGCCAGTACTTGCAACAGTGGCGTCTCCAGATGTGGATACTGCCGCATAAGCCGTTCCGCCAGCGTTGCCGACAAGAAGTTGGCCCGCTGATGGAACCGTGTTCGGCACGATAGCAGCCTTGGTTTGCGCATCATCGGTGACATTGGACAGGCCAACAGCAGCCTTCGTAATGTCTGCTGTGATCGCCAATGTTCCGCTAGACGACATGTTGTTGCCGAGACTGGTGGCAACGTTTGTGCCGAGCGCGGTGATGCCAGTGCCGCCATTTACCACTGGTAGAGTGCCAGTAACCTTGGTTGTCAGGTCGATGCTGCCTGCGAGCATCGTGTTTGTGACTGTGCCGGTGTCGCCGGAAGTGACAACAGTTCCAGAAACGTTGGGCAGGAAGTATGTTCTATCCGCAGTAAGTGTCGTTGGATACATTTGACCGGCATACGATGATGTAGGACTCCATCTCACTATACCACCATTGACTGCTGCTAGTGGATAGGTGTTGGCAGCACCATCCCAGACAACGACGCCGCCAGTAAAGGCCGCACCTCCTTGGCTATTGAACTCCACCAGTTTACCTGAGTCAGAAGCACCATTACCACCCGTGCTGGTAGCCTTTGAAGCGGCTGTTCCAAGTGCGACACCACTATCCTTAATCAGCTTGCCGGTAGTTCCATCAAATAGCACAGCGTTATTGTTTACGCTAGACGCTGGACCAACCACGTCGCCAGAGCCACCTCCAGTGGCGCTGAGCGTCGTTCCAGACATACTCAAGCCTGAACCGATAGAAATCTCTTCAAAGTCACCAGCGCCACCTGCTGAACCGCGTCCAAGCAACTTGGAGGCTGCTGTGGCTGGAGTTAGATTGGCAAACGGAAGATCGCCGGTAACTCCTGTGGATAGCGGCAGGGAAGTGCAATTTGCCAGTGAGCCAGATGAAGGCGTTCCAAGTGCGCCACCGTTTACTACAACAGCACCAGAAGAACCCGTGTTGACTGCAAGAGCGGTGGCAACACCAGTTCCCAAGCCAGTAATACTGCCCACTGCTGGGGTGATGGTGTTGGTGCTTACAGCCGTCACAAGTCCCTTGGCATTGACAGTAACCGCAGGAGCGGCAGTGGCATTTCCGTAGCTTCCGACGTTGCTATTGACTGTGGCAAGCGTCAAAGCGCCGGTATTGGAAAGCGCCGCATCACCTGAAACAGACTTGTTCTCAAAAACCGTGCCAGCGTTGTTGGCGACAAGGATTTGACCAGAAGTGAGTGAAGTGATGGTAACACCCTCATCGGCGCGGATGTTTGATCCAAGGGTGGGTTTGATAAAAACCGTGCCGTTGGATGCGTGAGCGTGGACAACCGCCAGAACTTGAACGTATGGATTTGGCGCAACCGGCTGAGTTTTTGTCAGGGAACCGGAAGTTGTTCCAGTGTAAATCAAATCGCCATCCGCCCAAGTTTCACCGTAGTTGGCACCGTTGGTTTGAATGCCGCTGAGCTTTCCAAAGCCAATTACAAACCCCTCAGAACCGTTGCCGATGGATTCTGCCGTCAACCCCATGAAGTAGGTGCTTGGCCCGGTGCCATTCCAAGGCTGAACCAGAAGTTTCCCACTGTTGCCAGTAGTGCCAGCATACATCACTGGAACACCAGCGGCGATTGGGCTTCCCGTGCTATTCTTGACGTGATACAGCACATGCTGGCCTGTGTGCATCGCAAAGCCGTTCAGTTGGATGTCCAACGTCTCGTAGGTGCTGTTCCACATCGCCTGCCCCTGAGTAGAAAGCGAACCGCTTGGGGTGGTGTCAAACGTGACGCTGTTGATGGCGGCCAAATCACCCGCGTCAGACTGCGTGATCGTGCCGTTTTGGATGAGCTTGCCCGTGGTGGAATTAAAGCGCACCAAGGCGTTATCCGTGGATGAAGCAGGGCCAACCACGTCGCCAGAACCGCTTGCCGTGGAATTGATGGTTATGCTATCTGTGCTAGCATCCGTCGTGATCGTGATGTTGGAACCAGCCACCAAGGTCAACGTGTCGTTCGTGGAGTCCGCCACCACATTGCCTTGTCCAGCCACCGCAATAGTCCCGAAAAGATTCTGGTCGCCCGTATTGGTTCCAGCCAAGTTCAGCGTGGTTTTCATCGTGGCAGCATCCACGCCAAGCTGAATGTCTCCAGATGTCGTCACTGGCGAACCTGAATCCACCTGAATACCGTCCGTGCCAATAATGCCAACGCTGGTAACTGTCCCGCCACTTACCGTCCCATTGGCAGCAGATGTGATGCGACCCTTGGAATCGACTGTGATGTTGGCGTTCGTGTAGGCACCGGGGACAACTGCCGTTGATGCAAGCGTGGCAGCAACCGAACCGGGACCAGATGCAGTCACATCGCCCGTAAGTGCCGTGATGTAGTTGCCAGCCCCCTGCTTGGCATTGAAAGTCTGCCAGTCAGCCGATGTCAAAGCCCCCGTTGTGGACGCAGATGACGTTCCAAGGCTCAACGCCTGTCCAGCAAGAGACAAACCATTGGCCGTTCCAATCGTGACATCTCCGCTATTCGTGCCAGAAAGCGTTCCAGAAGCTCCATCAGCCACCGTGATGCCGCTGTTCTGGATGACCTGACCCGTTGTTCCGTTCCACCTGACAATCGCGTTATCCGTTGATGCAACCGGCCCGACAATATCACCAGATGCCGTGGCAACCGGATTGTAGGCAATCGCAAGTGTCACGTCTCCATCAGAGGTGACGGATACGGTAGGTTGCGATGCTGCGGTGCTGACATTGACAGAAGTGCTCATCAGGAGGGAAGGGAATACTGGCTGAGAACGGTAAAGGAGCCTTGGAGGTATGTCTGAATGCCGCCATTTGAGTCTGTGATGCGGAACTGCCAGACGTAATCACCAGCGGTCAAATCAAGCTCCTGAGCAGGAATCGAGAAAATCCAGTTGGTGTTATCACTGATTGTGATGTCGCCATCCGCAGACGACAACTGCTTCACAGGCTGAATGTCTGCTGGCGTCTTTTTGATGGCAAAGATCGCAGCATCCGCCGTGTAAGCTGGCGCTGGCGTGACAGTAATAGACGGAATGCCGCCCCAAGTGTCGCCTTGGACAAAAGCCAGATTGGCATCAAGTTGAGCGGAAGTTCCGGGTATCATGGCATTCTCAGAATGGCAAGGTAGAGATTATAGAGGATCGTCCGCACATCCACTGGCGGAGGCGTGTCCAAAGTTTGAGGCTGTCCGGGCATGGCTTAGAATAGACCGGCTTTTTGAGCACGCATCATCATTTCTTCAGGGGCGGTCATTCCTTCCTCGTTCTTGGCTGGCTTCTTTTTGCCGCCAACCTCGATTTCGATTTCGGTTTCCTCGTCTTCCATCTCAGGCTCTTCGTAGCCCTCGATGGGCGAACCGTCGATTTCCATCAATGTGAGGTTTCCGGCTTCGTCAGCCACGAATGTTCCGACAGCCTGAAAAGGTTGTCCCGGCGTTGCATCAGTAGGCATTTCCCAGCCTTCAGGGGTTTTGAAACTTGGCATAGTGGTAAGTAAGAAGGGCGGGGCCAGCAGTTGATGCCGACCCCGCCCGGTTAGAGGTTAGACCGTTCGGGATTAGGAGCAGGCGGTGTTCACCGTCCAGCTTTGCGGGCAACGCTTGAAGCGAATAACCGCACCGTATTCAGGGATACCCGGTTGCGCACCATAGCCGAGCTTGCCACGGAAGTAACCGATGTTCTCGTCAGGGTTGCACTCAAGGTCATACTTGTTGATCCAGCGGAAGTTACCGAGGTAATCCTGCGGAGCGAACTTGAGGTCGCCAGCCTGAAGGGCAGAACCCGGAATGGCGAACTTGACCACCTGATTAGAGGCGATGTAGAGGTCTTCGTAACCAGCGGTGGAGTAGTCAGGATTGACTTCCGCAGCTTCACCAGCCGAGGAGGCCGGAAGGAAGAAGGGAACACGCACCCAAGCACCGCCAACAAGGTTCCAGCGAGGAGCCTGAATGTCGATCATGTGCTTGAAGCCCTCAAGGTTCACGAAGGAACCGCGAGGCCCAAGGAGCTTGTCGCTGCTATTCGACCAGCGGATGTTGTTCAGGCTCGTCTCATTGTTCACAAGAGTGGCTTGAGCTTCACGGCTGAGGATCAGCGGCAGAACCGGCTGCCCATACTGGTTGGTGCCAAGACCGTTGCCCTGATGAGCGCCGTCAGCCACAAGGCGATCATACCAGTAGTCAAGGACTTCACGGTTGATGGTGCCGATGGTGCCGGTGCCGAAGCTGGAGCTAGAGGTCGTCATGGACGAGTCAAGCACAGCCTTGTTGGAGCACACGCTGGTGAACTCGTCACGGCGCTGATTGGCCCAAGCGTAGCGTGAGTTGTTCTGGAGGTTACGCAGAATGTGCGAACCCTGCTGAACGATTTCGTAGGCCATACGACCGTCTTCCATGCAGATTTTCTCGGACTGAACCGCAGCCAGCTTGAGAGCCATCGTGCGGCGGGTGTAAGCCTGATAGACCGTGACAGTCGTAGGAGTGCAGGAACCACCAGCATCGCCTTCACCGCCATCGTTGAAGCCGACAGTATCAAAGGTGATTGCGTTGTTGAGCGGGGTGCTACGTTCAAAAACCAAAAAATTAGGCGTTGCGCCCATTCCATCAGGCCAACGAGTCTTAGGAACAATAGTATTGTCGTCCCAGGGAGTGGTTACCCAGTTACGGTAGGAAGGATCATTACTGATGCGGTTAGCTTCGCTTACGAAGAAGTTGTTAATCGAGTCACAGGCCATAATATTTTGCCCTAAAGGCGGTTAAGGAGTTAGTTGAGGGAATGCTTGTTGTGAACGAGGTAAATGCTATCGGCACATGCCGTAGCGACCTGTTCTGCTTTCCATCCGAGCGAAGATGAACACCATTGCTGGTGATTTAAGCTCTTGGCTCCTCCTTTTCTACCTGCCGAGCGATGCGGGCTGCGTGGAGAATCAACGCATTTTCAACTCATTACCCGTGAGTTTGCATAAAGCGTTCCATTTGTCAATAAAGAAATCTGGCAAATTATCACTTTTCTTCAAATTCTCACTTCCCCACATTAGCTGCGGATTTCCACTTGTAATTTCTAGCAAGTCAAGCACGCTACCTCTATGGACTCCCTCATCACTCAGTATCGCGCCCTTCAGTTTCTCGCCCATCGTGCTCACAACATGGTCAAAGGCCCGAATTTCTTCGAGGATCACGAGTTCCTTGGCGAGCTTTATCCGGCCTATGAAGCAGCTTACGACTCCCTTGTTGAGCGCGTCATCGGACTTGGTAGCGAAAAGCTCTCCATCACCAAAATCAACCGTGTGGCGGCAGACATGTCGGCGGTAGCCCCTGATGAAACAAAAGCAGAAACCTTCTTCCGCATCATTCTCAAAGGTGAGAAAGACCTCTGTGGCCTGATTGACAAGGCGATGGCAAAAGCGTCCAACGGCACACAAGACTTGCTGCAAGGGCTTTGCAATGCCAGCGAGGCTAGGCAGTACCAGTTGAAGCAGCGTCTCGGTTGATTTTCGCTTGCCGGGTTCATTCTAATGCCGTAAGGTTTCTCATGGCAAAGAAATCACCATCACTATCGGTAGGCCGAGGCGAAAAACTTCCTGTCTCTAAGGGGGCGGGTTTGACCGCCAAGGGCCGTGCAAAATACAACGCTGCCACGGGTAGCAATCTCAAAGCACCAGCGCCGCATCCCAAGACTGAAGCTGACGCAGCACGCAAAAAGTCGTTCTGCGCACGTTCACAAGGATGGACTGGCGAACGCGGTAAAGCTGCTCGTAAGCGTTGGGCTTGCTGAACAAATCATGCCGGAGTCGAAAGTGCGAACCCCTTCAAGTTAGCCTTCTTGTGGTGTAGTAGTAACATAACCGGGGCGGAAGATAAAAAGGCAATTTTAACCGGCCATGTTCCAAGGTTGGCGAGTTGGACTCCAAATCCGATTGGTAAGGTTCGATTCCTTAGCCGGTTGCCACTTTCCCTTAACTCTTATGACAAAACTACAACAAGAACTGCAACGCCTGCAAAAACTCACGAATGAGTTCCACAAGAACGTCTCTCAAATCACAGAGAAATACAAAACTGCGAGGTCTGGCTATGTCAATCGCATTGGCATGGAACTCAAAAAGTTTCGCGTGGAGAGGCGAATGAAGCAGCGTGAGCTTGCTTTTCAAATTGGCATCAACAGCGCGTTTCTCTCGTTTATCGAAAACGGCGACTCTTGCGCCTCCACAAGCGATAATGTCATTGCTCAAATCGCGGAATGGGTGTCTAAAAACCAATCTTGATGAAAATAATCTCTCTCTGCCACGCAACAAAACGTCCTCATGTAGCCAAACAGTGTCACGAATTGTGGCGCAGTATGGCGAAAAACCCTGAGCGTGTCGAGATTGTTCTTGGCATTGATCTTGGTGACGAGGCTTTGTTTGAGGACTTCAAACGCCCCACGTTCATAGGCAGGGAGAACTCATGTGTTGCTGCGTGGAATGCCGCCGCTGCTGGCTGCAAGGGAGATATTCTCATCGGCCTAGACGACGATTGGGAGCCAGTTCAAAATTGGGATGAGATTGTGGAGGCCCGTCTTGGCGACAACGACGTTTTGCGCATTGGCGACTTGCACCGCAAAGACGACTTGATCTGCCATGCCATCGTTTCCCGCGATTGGTATGAGACGGTTGGCTACCTCTATCACCCCCTGTTCAAATCCGTTTACTGCGACAACTTCTTTACCCAACAAGCTATCCGACATGCCAACATTGCTGACGCGACTGACATCCAGTTCATCCACAAAAACCCAAGTCAAAACTACGGCACCGAAGATGAGGTCGCTCGCAATAGCAATTCGCCTGCGCGTTATGAGCATGGCCGAATGGTTTTTGACTCACTGATGGGGCCGGAACATGCAATCTTGGCGTTTACCTGCGCTGGCAGGCCGATGTATCTGCAAGAGTCTTTGGAAAGCTGGCTGAAAAACGATTTGTCGCTGGTGAAAAGCGTTCAGTTCTTTGTGGAGCCGACAAATCAACGTGATTTGATCCTTGCCATCATTGATGATTTCGCGCTCAAATGCCCGGTTCCTGTGATCGTTCACAAGAACAAGGAGGTCTTGGGCGTGCTAAAGAATCCGTGGCACCTGTTTGAAAATTGCTTCAGCGAGCAAATGGCAAGCCGCGTTATTCTTGGCGAGGACGATTTTGTGGTTGCTCCTGACACGCTGAGATTCCTGCTGTCCATGACGACTCACATGGACAACAAAACTATGGCTGTTTGCGCCAAGTGGGTTGGAAAGAATGCAGACCACAATCCTGAGACATGGCACCGTAGCACGGAGTTCACGGGCAACATTTGGATGATGCCACGACACATCTGGAAGGATTATGTGCGTGACACTTGGGACTTCGACTATTCCAGTGGCAATGCCGACAAAACACCTTCTGGCTGGGATTGGAACATTCAGCTTCGCGTCATTCCTCGCAATGGGCTGCATTGCATTGTGCCTACTGCCTCTCGTTCCCGCCACATTGGGGTTGATGGTGTTCATTGCCACAAGGACGTGTTTGATGAAACGGTGGCGTGGAATGCGATCAACACTCCCTACTCTAGGCCATACACCCCGTTTGAATATTGCATCGTTCGCCCCACAAAGACGTATTCAGGCGTCAAGCATGTCACCTCTTCTGGCGATTTGGGCGACATCATCGTGTCCTTGGCCACATTGCATCACCTTGGATGCGAGGCTGTGTATCTGTTGCGCGACAATGGGCAAACCAAAGGCATCACCAGCAAGATTGACATCATCAAGCCAATCCTGATGGCTCAGCCATACATCAAGGATGTCAAGATTTACGAGGGCGAGCATGTTGACTGGCAAAGCGAAGGCTTCCGCTCAGGCTGGGTTCAGCGCGACATGTCCTTGGCTCACAATCATGCCAAGCACGCCTTGGATCATGGGTTCATTTCGACCATGCCAAATCTCTCCGAACGCTGGCTGTTCAACATTGAGCCTAGCAAGCTGACGCGGGGGCGGGTTGTCATCAATCGTTCTCCGCGATACGGAAATCCTCACTTCCCTTGGCGCAAGATTGTTGAGTTCTATGGAGAGAAGCTGCTTTTCCTTGGCTTAGACCATGAGCACCGAGCTTTCTGTGATGCGTTTGGCGCTGTGGAATACAAGCACACAGCCAACATGCTAGAGGCCGCCGAATTAATCGCTGGCAGCAAGCTATTCATCGGCAATCAATCCTCCTGCATGACGATTGCGGAAGGGATGAAGCATCCTCGCATTCAAGAGGGGAGCCTCGTCATTTCGGACTGCGTTTATCCAAATGCTCACAACGCTCAGTATGTCTTTGATGGATCGGTAAATCTTCCGTGCTTGAGCGACGATACTGTGTATCACATTGATTCTCAGGTCAAAACGTGGCGAAGTTATCTGGTTAACGAAGTTCCTATTTGCGGCAATGGCATTGTCGGATGGCATTATCAATGCGGCAACGTCATGGTGAACGAGGGTTACTTTGAGTTTGCCGTGCGCAAGGTCAAGAAGCTCACTGGATGGGATGACGAGACGGCATCAAAGGCTATTATCGAGTTCACGGTTTCCCTCAATCCGCAGTGGTTTGAAAAGAAAGTCAGGCTTCCGCAGCTAGGCGTGGCACGCAGAGCTTTGCGAAATGCTGGATATAACCAGCACGCGATTCTGTGATTTAGCATAAAATTCCGGTTGCCAACCTTACGGAACATGCTACGAGAGCACTACCATGCTCTTAGCAATTCCTGTATCGCAGTCTGATGTTCATTTGCTCGCCAAGCGAGTTGACCTAATAAAGAAGTTCGGGCCTTACCCGCGTCACGTTCTGGCGATTGTGCCGGATATTACCGTGCAGCAACCCGCCAAGGAGGCGCTTGAAAAGCTGTCTCCGCTGTTCAGCCGAGCAGAGCTTCTTCGTGTCAATCTGAACGGCATCACGGGCTGGCCGCTGGCTTCAAACAAGCACTTCAAGCTGGCTGCTCAGGCCATTCACGCTCTCGGCATCCGGGAAGCGTTCTACTTCTTCGAGCTTGATAACACGCCGCTGTGCTCAGGCTGGCTTGACCGCCTGCACGACGAATACGTTTCTGCGAACAAACCCTACATGGGTTGCGTTGTGCCAACACGCGGATTTCAGGATACTCCGCAAGGTCGAGTTCCTATTCTTGGTGAACCTCACATGGTTGGCACGGGTATTTACCCGCCGAATTACGCCGCCTACTCGCCTAAGATTCAGCACATTGACCGTGTAGCTGCGTTCACGGGTATGCCCTTGGAGCCATTTGACGTGGCTATCCGGCATGAAGTGATCCCGCATTCTCACTCCACAAACCTGATTCAGCACCTTTGGCGCACCTGCAATTTCCGCAAGGAAGAAAAGCAAATCGTCTGCGATGACATGCCGGGTGTCGGGCCAAACGAATCTCACAAGGCTCCAGTTTCCTCTTCAGCGGTGGTCGTTCATGGTTGTAAAGACGACTCGCTGCCGAATCTGCTGCTCTCAGCGGCAGACCCCATTGTATCACCGACGACTGACGGTGCCGTAGCAGGGGCAAGTGCTGCGGATTCATGTGCCTCGCCCGTCGCCGGGGATCAGTCGAGCGACGGACTTCCTAAGCACAAGACTTTTATCGGCACGCAAGTTGGCAAGCTGGTGGCTGACAAACCTATGAGAATCAAGGAACTGGCGAAACTACTCAAACTTGAGTTGGATCAGTTGAAAGCGGAAATCGACAATCCTGTGAACGGCCTAGTTCTTTCCAATAAAGCTGGATGGGTGAAGCTGGCATGAAACCCCTTGATTATCAAACGAAGGATGGGAGAATCGCCTAATTATGGAACTAGCAACTGCCCTCAATAATTACGCGCCACCTGTCGTTGACACGGAGGGCAAACCTCTTGAACGCCGTATTGCCGATGTGGCTGGCGCTCGCTCTCTCTGGTTTCGGATGCAGCAGGCTGATATTGCCAGCAATCAGCAGATGGCAAAGGTTCAGGCGATGGTTGACGGCAAAGAGCCTTACGACCCCGTAATGCTGCAAAAACAAGGCTTGGGCCACATGTCCAACTTCAATCCGGGCGACGCCAAGGCTTTCTTGGACACCTCGATTGCCGCGTTCATGGACTTGATTACGGGTTCCGAGGCGCTGATTGACGTGCAAACCAAGTATGGCGAGCCTTCCGAGCGCCAGAATCTTTCCCAGCGTATCAGCCTGCACCTGAGCAGGACGATTCGCCAGTGGCCTGAGTTCTTTTTCCGTTACGCCTACATTCCGCACTATCGCACACTGCATGGCGTTGGAATTGCCTATTTCCCCGACCCTCAGAACTGGCAGTGGGACGTTACGAGTCTTTCCTACCTGAAAATCCCGCGTCAAACCCGCACTTGTGAGGACTCGATTCAGTATGCGGCAATGAAAAAGCTGGAGCAGCCAGACCAACTGATGCGCTACATCAAGCTCGGTCAATACGCTGCCGAGGAGGGCTGGAACATCGAAATGCTCAAGCGGGCAATGATGAACGCCACCCCGCAGTTGATTGACCCCTTCAATTGGATGGAGTGGGAGCAGCGTTGGAAGAACAATGACCTCGTTCTTGGCGAAACTGGCCCAACGATTCCCCTGATTTACATGTGGGTGCGTGAAAACGACGGCCAAATCAGCCTGATGATCTTCACGGAATCCGCGCTTTCTACAACGAATGGCGAGCCGGAGGACTTCATCTTCTATCGTCAGGGAGTCTTCTCATCCGCTCAGGAGGCATTCATCTTCTTCACCCGTGGCATCGGCACAAATGCCACCTATCACGGCGTTCGTGGACTTGGCAGCGACATGTTCAACGCCTTCAACCAGTTGATGCGCCTTCGCAATCGCGCTGTGGATACCGCGTTCTCGGCTGGCCCGACTTGGCAGGTGGAAAGCGAGGAGGCTGTCGAGAATTTCCGCATCGTTCCCTACGGTTTCGGCTTCCTTGTCACTCCCGGTGCCAACTTCATTCAGCAGCAACCGCCGAATATCACGGCGTCTATTGCTCCTGCTATCGAGATGCTTCAGCAGACGGTGGCGACGAACATCGGTCAATACACCAGCACAAAGACGCTGGATACGGGGCGCGAGATTTCCAAGTTTGAGGCGATGGCCCGCTTGGACTTGAACGCCCAGCTTTCTGTCACCGAAATCAACATGTTCATGCAGCAGTTTGACCGTCTGTGCAATCAGGTCGTTCGCCGCATGATGCGTCCGGGCTATCAGCGTAGCGATCCCGGTGGGCAGTATGTGTGGGAGTTCAAGGAACGCTGCCTTGAGGACGGTATTCCTATGGCCGCGCTGGAGCAGCTTGACCTTCGCTATACCCGCGCAAGCCGCACGATTGGTTCCGGCTCTCCTGCCGCACGTCGTTTGAGCTACGAGTCGCTGATGGCGCTCTACCCCTACTACGATGACTACGGCAAGCAGCAGCTTGTGCGCCTTCAGACGGCTTCTGTGGCTGGATGGGATATTGCCAATCAGCTTACAACTCCTCCCGGCTCGGATCAGCGTCCTCCGATTGATGCTGCTATTGCGGATTCTCAGAACGTAGCACTCGCTCAGGGCTTCCAGCAGATGATCCTGCCGAACGAGAACAAGACGGTTCACCTTCAGGTTCATATCTCCAAGCTCAACGAATACTACCAGCAGTTTGACGCCGCTGGTCAGAATCCTGCGCTGTATCAGGAGATTGTGCCTCCGATGGCGAACATCTTCGATCACGCCGCTCAAACGCTTGAGCAATACACGGGCAACGAAGCCCCGATGTTCCGTCAGCAGCTTCAGCAGTTCAACGAAATCATCACGAACGGCACCCGTCACCTGCAAAAACAGCAGGCTCAGGAGGCTGAACAGGCCGCAATGGCGCAAGGCCAGCCAGCACCGCAGGCACAAGGCCCGTCTGACATCGAAAAGATGCTCGCCGAATGGCGCGTCAAGATGGATCAGCGGGAAGAAGAGTTCCGCATGAAAATGCAGCAGAGACAGGTTGAGGCGGCTCAGAAGATGGCCCTCAAGCAGCAGGAATTTGCTGCGGATATGTCTCGCAAGGCCGCGTCTGCTCAGTTGCAGCGGGCTGTCTAATCACTCATGGCTAAGAAAACACTCATACAAAGGTGGCGTGAAGAGGGTCTTGCACCCGAACTCGCCCATATCATGCAATCCACCGTGTTCGCACGGGCAATGGAAATCGTCAAAGAGCACACGGAGCCGAATGATCTGGTGATCCAGCGTGTCTATCGGGAGAACCCCGTTCACGCAGACCAAATCATATCCTCCATGCACAAGATGCAGGCTGGAGAACGGCGCGTCTGGAGAATGTTGAAATGGCTGTCGGAAGTTCAACCCGAAACCAACGGGTCGATTCCAGAGCCATTCCAGCAATACGACGAACAATACTTTGAACCACGCCAATAACCCATGAATACCGAAGCATCGCCAGCAGTACCGCAGCCATCACAGGAACAAGCCACGTCCGGAGTCGGAGATTTCGACATCGGGCCAATGATGGAGCGTTTTACCGCACAGGAAAACGCCGCCAAACAGGCAGCCGTGTCTGAACCCGTGAAAACGGAGGAAGTTGCGCAGAAAACCACCGAGGAAGCAGCGCCAGAAGCGAAAACCGAGGAGAAAGCCACTGAATCCAACGATGTTCCCGACGATTTCCCGTCCAAGAAGCACGCCACTCCAGAGGCAATCAACACTTGGAAGGGCATGAAGGAGGAGTTAAGCAAACTCCGCACCGAGCTTGGTGAACTCAAGGACAAGCAGCTTCCCGCCAAAGACCAAGAGCTTCAGGCTAAGTTGCTTGAAATCGAGGAGTCCAAGAAGCGTCTTGCTGAGTTTGAGGGCAAGGACATCTCTCAATACGAGAAGCGCATCAAGGAACTGGAAGAACGCGATGCCGAGAACGAGAAGTTCCGCGCCGTCCATGACGTAATGAACTCGCGCACGTTCCACAACGAAATCATCGCTCCTGCCGAGAAGATTGGTGCTGCCGTCGAAGAGCTTGCCAAGTCCTACGAACTGTCACCTGACACCGTCAAGGAAGCGTTGAAGACGGAAGACCCTGTGGAGCTTCGCCGTAAGCTGCGTGAGCTTACGTCCGACTGGAATCCGATGGACGCAGCCGAGCTTGCCTCTTATGCCAAGACGCATCGTGAGCTTTCTGACAAAGCTCAGCAGATGATCGACAACGCGGAAAAGGCCAAGCAGGAGCTTCGCTACATTGAAGAAACTGAGTCCAAGAAGAAGTCTGAGGCTCAACTTGCTGCCGAGAAAGCAGCCTACGAGGCTGTGGACAAACAGCTTGGCGAGAAGTTCGCCATCCTGAAGGACGATCCTGAACTGGCAGAAACTCTGAAAAACGCTAAGTTTGAGGACACGCCAGCCAATCGCGCTCTTGCCGCCAAGACTGCTCCTATGGTGATGAAGCTCAATGACTTGTATCACAAAGCACAGTCTGAAATCAAGGCGCTCAAGGAGGAGCTTGCCAAGCGCAATGCTGCCAAGCCGAATCCTAGCCAGACGACTCAGCCTGCCAAGGACATCGAGGATCGCACCAAGGAGCAACGTGGATACACGCCGGAAGATGCGATGAATCGTTGGTTTGCCATGCAGGCTCAGGGAGCGTAATCTCCTGCCATGACCAAAGCCCCACAGAAACCCGTTGTCGCCAAACTGACAAAGGGGCCGCTGAACACCTACGGGATGCGGGAGAAGTTCAGGGCCAAAAACCAGTTGGAGATTGAGCTTATCTTGATGCAAGTCAGGTCAGGCTCGCTCCGACATCGGGATGGCAGCGTGAACGCCAAGGGCTTTCCTGCGTGGCGGCATTTCTGCAACGCGGTTGACATCCTGTGGAACTTCCAAGGATCGCAAACCAAGTTCCTGTGGCATCCTTGGGCGCTAACCATGATTCGGGACGCATTCAAGCACAAGCGTCTGGCGATCACATCGGGTGGCTCAGGCGGCAAGACTGACGTTTTCGCCGTCTATGCCCTCGTCTGGTGGCTGGCAAAGCCGTTCAAGAATGTTGTTCTTGTGAACACTACCACGAAGGCAGCAGCTATGGGCCGTATCTGGGGTCGTATCGTGCGTTATTTCAACGGCATGGTAGCGCCACCTCCAGGCAAGCTGGTTGGCTCATCCTACTCCATCAAGGCGGTTGATCCTAACACGCAGGTTGTCATGGAGGAATACGGAATCCGACTGTTTGCAGGTGAACCCGCCAAGGCAGCAGAATCCGCGACAGCCATTCGAGGCTTGAAACACGGTGCCGGTGGTAAGCTGATCGTGATCCTTGATGAGTGCGCCGAACTCTCATGGAGCATCGTTAACACATTCGAGGAAAACATCACGCAGAACCCGAATGTCCAGCTTATCGCCCTAGCCAACGCCAATTCGCCTTTTGACACGTTTGGCCGTCTTTGCGAGCCTTGGGATGGTTGGGATAGATACGACCCGTCTTGGGACGAATGGGAAGGTAAAGGAGCGCATGTGAGGCGAATCAACATCGAGACTTCGCCCAACATTACCGAGGGAAAGGTTATTTACCCGTTCCTAATGACTCAGGAGATGCTTGCCGAGAAGCGGGAAAAGCTGGGGCCGAACACACGCTCATACTGGCGAGGCGTCCTTGGTTCGTTCATGCTGGATGCTGACGACGAGACAATCTACTCACCCGGCGAGCTTCTGCGCATCCCGAATGACTGCGTGTGGCAGGGGATTCCAACGAAGGTTGCTGGCTTCGATATTTCCCACACAGCAGGTGGAGACAAATCCGTGCTCACCGTTGGCAGCATTGGCGTCTGCACCGATGGTAAAAAGCGTCTCAAATTTGAGAAACACTACGAACTCAATGAAGACATGGGGCGCAAGGACGTGGACAGAACCACGCAGATTATTGAAAAGTTGCGCGAGATTTGCACGAAGGAAGGAATTGCCATCGAGAACATGGCTATTGATGCCAGTGCGGGCGGCGGCAAAACCTTTGCTGACGCCATCTGGTCAAAATGGAGCAACCGCTTTCTCCGCGTGGACTTTGGCGGCAAAGCATCCGACCGACCCGTATCTTCTGCCGACAGGGAGAAATCCAGCGTCCGATATGGCAATAAAGTGGCAGAACTTTGGGGAGTGGGCAAAGAACTGATTCGCTGCGACCAGCTTCGCAACATCACGAAGGAAATGGCGGACGACATGACTTCACGCCGCTACAAGGAGAACAAGGCGCAGGACGGCGGCTCACGCATCAAGGTGGAATCCAAGGTCGAGATGAAGCAGCGCATTGGACGCAGCCCCGACCACTTTGACAGTGCGGCAGTTCTGATCGAGCTTTGCCGTGAACGTCATGGCCTGTCTGGTATCGACAAACCGGGGAATTACAGCAGCAAGGGCAAATCACCGCTCAAAAAGCGGTTTGATTCGCTGGCGTCGTTGTATGCGGCGTAGAACTTGCGCTGCACCGAACGCTTCGCGTCGGTGAGCTATTGGTTGGGCAGACCTAGCGGCGTCCGAGTCGGTTCGATAATTCGCGGCATAGACGTGCGGCCTTTTGGTTCGGCGTTTCCGGCTTTTTGAAGACCTGCACCAACACCGCGACAATCGCGACGATGAGCAGGATACCGAGAACCAGACCAAGACTGATCCAGATCGGCGACAATACCCACCACCACGACCATGCAATGACATTGCAGAGTTTTAGGGTGATGAAGACGATGGTGAGGAGACCGGCGAAGCCGGTTCCTCCTGATTTGCTGTTATTTTGGTTACTCATGGTCGTAGATAATTCAAAAGATGCCCAACAAGGCGTGGGATCTAACCGCCGGAAGCGTCTTTCTTGAAGTCGGGCTTCCCACTCGGCGGTAGATCCACTAGATCGTTAGCGGAAGAATCCAGAGCCGCCTTGAAATCCTCGCTGGGGCAATACCAGTCATCTTTCACGATGTGGCCGATGCGCTTGATTTCCGACCACGATCCTTCCACTCGGATGGTGCGTCCTTTCAGTTGCGACCACTTTTCCACACCAGCGATTTCCAAGATGCGGAAGATGTGATGTCCAGCCACGCTCAAGACTTGGTGATGGCTGAACGATTTTGGCAGATACAGCGCGTAGCCTCCAAAGCCTTGCCCCATTCCTCCGAAGTCGAGATGCAGCCAGCAATCCAAGATGCCGCGCTCTGCCATGGTGATTTCTGCCGATTCGATCACGGCGTTTTTGATTTCGGTGTCTTTCATATTTCGGTGTTTTCTTGTGGTTTCCTGCCGCTCCCAACCGCTAACAAGACGGTCGAGGCAACGGCGATAAAGTCTCTAGTCGAGGTCGGCGTCCTTCGCGCCGTGCCTCACCTCTGCGTTCTCCTCATCAGATTTGGGCGTCGGCATGATTGCGACGATCCGCGCACAGACAAGCATGTCCTCCAGCTTGTTTTCCCACAGTTCGCACCCGAGAGTGTCACCGGCTGCATTCGTGAGGATGATTTCTCCGTCGTCGTAGCCGAGTTCTTCAGCGATATTGCCGATGGCGGATTCGATCACGTCGAGTCCGGTGCAGTTGCCTCCCACCGTGGTTGTTTTGGTGGCCGTGTATTCCCATTGCTGGAAGGTGAGTTCGACGGTTTGCGTGGCCATGCGGCCTGATGTCGTAAGATTTGGATCGTAGTTCATAGTCGTTAGGTGATTCGGAAGAAGGAGAACAAGGCACCTGCTGGCAACCTGCCGTCAGTAGTTTCGTCGGCGCGGGGCGTCGTTAGGAGTGGCCATTTTGTTTCGGAGTTGGAGTGTCGGCAGGTGCCAGAGGGCGGACGCTCCCTCCAACCTTCTCCGCGCATTCCGCATACCCGATGATGTCAATCAGCGTGTCCTGCTTTTTGCTGGTCTTTGCGCGGCTGACTTTGAGCAGGATCATCATCATGGCCACATCCCAAGAGGTGAACTCGACACCCTTCCACGCGCTCCATAAGGCGGCAATGCGGGCAAACGATTCTGATGCGTCACCGTAGTCTTTGGCCCTGTCGCCAGCAACGATGGACTTGGCGGTGTCGGAGATGGAGGTTGGTATGGTTTCTTTTGGAGACTCATCAGCGTAGCGCCATCCGATGATGTAGGGTTTTGTTGTATTTTTCCACACCCACGTTTTTGCCTTGGAAGGACGGTGGCAAGCGTGGTGGCAGACACGGTGATCTTCTCCGATCACCCATACCTCGCGCTCCCCATCGCACGGCATTGGATCGCCCGGACGGTGCCATGTCCATTCGTGGCCTTCGTAAGTGAAGGTCAGTGGGCGGGTGGTGCGAAAGAAATAATCGTTTGCTCTGTCTTGACTGAAAGTGGAGTATCTTTCTGGGGTTGCTGGCTGGTCGTAAAACCCCAAACAATCCCCCCAATACGAACTTAGGTTGGTGTGGCAGCATTTATCACATACGTTAATGGTCTCCCCCAAATACAGAGGTCTTGTTCCAGATGGCAGCATGTCAGCCGTCCATCCGTCTTCGCGGTGCCACTTCATGCCCGGTGGCGGAGTTGGAAGTTTGAACTCATTCTTTGGTGTGGACTCAGATTTCTTGCCAACAGCATCCAGAATATGCTTGGCAATCGCCAGCCTATGAGGGGCTTCATTGTCCCAATAAGGGTAATCAGATGGGTCTGATTCGAGAGAGCCAATTCCTTTTGGAAGCGCAAGGAAAGAGTCGTCTGCAATTTGCTGGAGATTGTCGGGGTGGTTCATGTGAAGGAAAGCATCGCCCATCATCGGGCTGGATTCAAGTTAAAAGCGTAAGGTTATGCTTCATCCCCCAACGCCAAGGAATACGCCGGGTTGAGAATAACAAGAGCTTCGCGCAAGGCTTCGTTCGCCTTTTCGTCCTCGCCGTATTTCGCAATTCTGCGAATCTCCTCGTAGGCAGCGATCACTTTGCCGGACAAAGCGGAGGCATTCGAGGCAAGCCGGAACTCGTCTTGTTCTTCAGGAAGGTAGAAGGTCAGGGTGGCTGTCATGATTTGCGGATTTGTTGAAGCAGGTTAAAGCAGGCAGACTCGTAGGAGGTGCCAGACCCATAAACAACATCACCTCCACAATAGGAGCGAACACGAAGAATCCATAGGCCATTAATGCTTGGACTAGTGGTGAGAAGGCTGACTTCCGGCTGATCCTGAAGCCATTGAAGGAGGGATGAGTGGGCGGTGGGCATGGGTGGTTAGGTTTTGGATGAAATAGCTTCAAGAATGCGACTCACCAGTTTGTCGTTCCACGGCCTGATCTTTTTCTCCAAGGCGTAGATGTAGGCTTTAGAGACTCCACACAGAGAGCCAAATTGCCTTGCTGTCATCCCGGTTTCTTTGCGCAGCTCCAGCATGGCTTCTTGGAGGAGGGAGGTGCCGTTATCCAGATGACATTGACCAATCGACCTCTCGCTTAAGGCTAGGTTGATTTGATCGAACGCTTTTTGACTGATGGATTTAATGGATGCAGGGATTGTCATGGTAGGTAGATGGCTATTTTATTATGGTTTTCTGGATATTGAATCTGCTTGATGATTTTCTTTTCGGACATCCCATCGTTAATCATTTCCTGCACAATGGATTGAAAATTCATGACTTGTGATGGGGTGAGTCTGACTTTCGCGGCTTCAGCCTTGGATGTCTTTTCACGCCCAAGGGCGACCCGATATGCCACAAATTTCCTAAACTCATCCCGTATTCTATCGCTCCATCCGGGAGGTGTATCAACTGACAGTGACAATTCAAGTTCCCGCCTATGGTTCGCCATCCATGTTGGGGGTGGCATTCCCTCCACATATTCATCGGGGTATTCGGGCGCAAATTTGAGAATGTCCAATTCCCTCCAAGCCTCGATAAACGGAGTCAGATTGTCTTTGGTAGCCTTCCATCGTAGCTCCAACTGACGCCACATTTTTGTCTGAACCTTCATCGTGCGCGAAAACGTGCCGATAGTGGTTTTGAGATACCTGCTCAGGATAACCTCGTTGCCATCCAAGACTTTGACCCGGTTTCCAAAGTGAAGCAAATCCTCGTACTGATACCGTATGCCGGTCAATCCAAGAATCATGTCCATGTTGGCAACAATGTGCCCAATCTCGTTTGCCCGACTCCAAAGCGTCAAATACAACAGTTTGTGCATTCCACTGATCGGGCCAAGCTCTGCAATGATGTCTGCCTCATAGGCTAGTTTTGCCATCCCTTATTCTACCTCAATATAGCCTGAGAATCAACTATTTTTGTGTGTCTTACTAAAAAAGGCAATGCATTAACAATGCATATTCTGTACTCTTATATATATATGCATTATCAATGCATAGACAACTTTTGTCATACTTTCCTCACACCCTTTGGCTGACACCCGCAAGATTGCGTATGCAGGCTCTTCAGATTGTGATGCAAATACCCGCTCCTGACGTTTCCGCAGTCGCACAACGCCTCGTAAATGGCTACTCCAGCTTTGGACTTCCCCACCCTCCGCAAAACAACAAGGTGTCCAAATCTCTCCCTAGACAGGTCTTTTCTTGGTCTTGGCATAGGCCCAAAGATGGTAGAAGAAATGAGTAAATTCAAGCTCCAACAGGAGAATATGGCGAAAAAGGACGCTTTACACTCCAATCAATCTTCTCATTCAAAGACCCGTCATAGTCCGAAGGAAGCGGCCCGCGATACTTGATGGCATCACAACGGCAAATGCACTGCCACAGACGCCGATCCTCCGCATTGGACGACATCGCGCCCCCACCCAATGCCACAAGCTCAGCCTTGGTGGTTTCCGGCATAATCTCACCCTCTCTGGGAAGATACTTGTGCCCGTCATACCTCACCTTCAAAACCGCAGTCCTCACATCCATGCCCTTGTTTTTCAGCGCAAGAGCACGCCCATATTCCACATTCATGCGACGGCAAATCTCCCGCAACGAAATGCGCTCACCATCCCATTCATGGCACCTGCGGGTATTGTTCGCCTGCTGCATCTGCGTGGCCCAACGGCAGTTCTCAGGAGAATACCCCATGTCGTTGTCAATCCTGTCCAAAGACATCCCTTCCGGCTTCGGGTGCATGTCATCCACAAAACGATCAAAGTCCTGCCAACGCTCGCAAACCGTGATCCCACGGCCACCGTAATTGGCATAGCTCGAATTAGCCGGATTCTCGCACCTCTGACGCATCATCTGCCACGTTGAATACAGCGAGTTCTCCTTCGACCTAGAACGCTCAGGCGGACACTTCAACGCAGCACGCATGTAGTCGCTCCTCAAGCAGCCACAGGACGAAGAACGCCCCGTCACCAAAGACCCATAGTTCACCTCACGCCGGTTGCCACATTCACAACGGCACAACCACCGAGACTGGTAAGTTCCCGGTGAACGCAATGCCTCGCAAACCACCGTCCATCGTCCGAAGGTTTTGCCAGCCAGATTTTTGAAGTCGCTTCTACGCATGAGTAAATATCGCATAGAAGGGAGTAAATTCAACTTTGGAGGAGGAATTTTTGAGGGGCTATATATCGTCTTGAACCCGCCGGGCCTGCCCCGCTCCACCTGCCCCACCCGCCCCGTGGTCATGCTATGGGACCACCATCGCCACGCCTCGCCGGGTGCCTCGATTAACTACCAAACAACACGCCATTTGCTCTCATACTTTTAACGAGTCTAAAGAGGAGTATGTAATTAGCTCTACCTCACTGACTCTCAATCATTTACGTCAATCACCGGAAATTCTTCCCCACCAAACTCCGCGCTTCCATCGGTCACGATGTTCACTTGAACGCTGTTGGACTGCTCGATTCCGTAGAGCTTGAGCGCCAGGCCACCTAGCTGGACAAGCTCCGACACATTCTCAGGAATGATAGATTGCGCCTCCGGGCTATTAATCGCGTTTTTAAGCGTTTTGGCGAGTCCTAGCAAGGTTCCGCTCCTGTGACTCTCCAGTGTCTCTGCGACGGCCTGAGAGGCCAAAAGAACGGGTTTCTCGGCTTTTCCAGCTTCTTGTGACAATTTCTCTTTTTCCGTGACAGCCAATTCACGCTTCATATTCTCAATTTTGAGAGGTGTGAGCCAGTTCTCACGGCATGAACGCTGACGAATAGCATCATAGCTTGTTTTGAAGATGCGGGCGGCGTCTTGATAGCTCATTCCAGCAACGCAGGCATCTTTGACTTGTGACCACTGTTCCGGCGTTAAGATAGGGGCAGGAAATGCCGCTTTCGGCTCGATTTTAGCCTCCTGATATTGTGCTGGCGCTTCGCTTTCTGCTTCTTTCTCTTGTGTCTCCATGCCTTAACGCTTCCCTTTTCCACTCGCTTTGTCAAACAAAGTGAATCATTCCCTCTTTTCCTCCTTGCAATATACGCGTCTGCGCGTATCTTGTGGCCCGGTTAGTAAACAAACAAAACAAAGATATGACACTAGAGGAAACGATTCACGATAAGTACATGAGCTGGGGCGCGATTGAGGCAAATGCAGAACTTGCGCCGTTCATCATGGAGTGGGAGAAATCCAACGGAGTGGAACTGACAAAGCAGGAGATTATGCGGGCTATCTATCACGCTGGGGAGCGTTTCGCTGACTCCATGCAAGATGACGCAAGCGAAGAAGAAGCGGCACGATTTGAGGCCATGCGCCCTTCCGTGCGCAGGAAGAAAGAGATTCTAGCAATGCTTGGTTAGCCTTCACACGGCGCGCCCTTAATCGGGGCGCGCAAGTGAGCGCTAAAAGCTCAAAAAGACAAAGGCGCAATGGGGCCGTTCGCCATCCCTCCATTCATGCGAAGGATAGAAGCATGCGAAACAAGAGTGCTCTGCATTCTGCCCGGAATTAGCCGGGCAGAAACCAAAGCACAAAAAAATATGAAACTAACCAAAAACGAGTTCGTCGCAATCTGCGCAGAGTTTACCGTTGATCCGGCTGTGGCTCTGGAAGCTGAAGCAGTTATTCGCGCTTTAAAAACAGGTTGTGCGGATGCAGTCAGACTGGCGATTGCGTGCGAAATGTAAGCAAAACAGGGGCCGCGCATCTTCACGCGGAAACAAACATGAAAAAACCGATACAAATCAAAGCGGAAAGCGCCAGAAAGCTCTCGCGAGTTTTGATGGCTAAACTCGGCCCGCCAGAAGGCGGATCACCGGGCTGTGACCAGCGCGGAACCGAGTACCAGTTCACTTGGCGCTATCGTCACGACGACGGTAGCACATGGGCGAAAATGGGATATGGGCCAACTCGTAAAATGGTCACCCTTTCGCGATTTGAGCCTAAAAATGGAACTCCCGTGTTCCGGATGTGGATTCGCCTGTGTAAAGCATGACGCTCAACACCTGCCCTTGCCACAAGCCAGGGCAGGCATTGAACGCCACACGGCGGGAAGGAAACAACGAAAACAGACACCGATGAAAAAGGAACAAACGAAAGTTATTTTCCGCAAGTTTACAGGTGACGGCTCAATTATTGCGCTATTCCCCGAACTGCCCGCGGATGTCCACGCGGACCATTGCTTGTCGTATCAGCATATCGGCCAGCATGGAGCAGCGAGTATTGACCTTGCACACGTTACAGTGCCAGCAAAGCCAGCAGAGTACGCCCGCCTTAAGGCGGAACTCGAAGCAATCGGCCATAACCTGGAAACCGTGAAGCGGGCAACGGCAGCAATGCACGCGGCGCGCTGCGCAAAAATAAGGCGCTAGACACAAGGGCGCGGGAACCCTTAAATCCCGCAAATTTTCGGCCATCAAGCCCCGCCCGCATGCGGAAAACTGCCGGAAACAGACAAAACGACGACATGAAAAAAGCAAACATTGGCTCCATTTCGCATGGAACACTCAGAACGGCAGACTTGCTAAACGCATTCTGCAACGAGCTGGAATGGCAATTGCGCAGAAACGGGAATTATTTCGCCCACCCTGAGAACAGAGAGGAAGGGCGCAAAATTCACGAACTTTGCGGAGAGTGCCAGGACCAGTACGAGGAGGATGGCGAAACGCTAAAAGACGAAGACACAGCAAGCGAGCTTGTGGAGAGTTTGACAGACTCCCTACAACAATTCGCGCCCGCTTACTGCTACTTTGGCGCACATGAAGGCGATGGTTCAGACTTTGGATTCTGGCCTAGCATAGAGAGTATTGAAGAATTGCCTTGTTATGAGGGAACCGAAGAAGCACTCAAAGCAGGAGAAACGAACGACTTTCGCGTGGTGAATGACCACGGGAACGTGACTGTTTATTCTGCTAGTGGGAATGAGATTATTGCACTCGTATAAATGACGCTCAAAGGGCGCATAGCAAGCCTATGCGCCCCATTGAACGCCACAAGGCGGGAAGGAAACAAACGAAAACAGACTATTATGCAAATTGGACTCTATGCGGGATCATTCCCCACAATCGAAGAAGCGGAAAATTGCGCGAACCACATGATTCACGGCGGAGCGATTCAAGAGCAAGATGGCAAGTTTCACGTTTGGTACGTGAACGCCTAAAAAACCACTAAAGGACACCGGCCCTCCATAAACCGGCAATTTTCGAGCGGCAGACGCTCATAATAACAAACGAAAGGACAAACGATGAAAGAGCACGAAACATACAAGGGTTACAAAATCGAAATTAAACAGGATCAATACGCAGAAAACCCGTTTGAGGCATGGGATTTTGAACCGCCACTAATCGCCTTTTATGGCGGGAGGCATTCCGAGGCATCCTATTATCAGGACGCGCCGGAATCATGGTGGGATATTCTGCGAATGCTTCCACCTGCATTCTTCAATCGAAAGAACCGCATGGCATTCTTGCGGGAGTTTATTCTCCCGCTTGGCTTGTCCTTGCGTGACTTCGCGGAGGAAAGGCAACGCATTGGAGAAGTTGACGCAATCGCAACGTTGCTAGGCGAGTATCTAGGCGAAAAACCACAAGGATGGCGTGCCGCTAGTGAATGGCTGGAAATGGCCGAAAGCCTCTTAAAATGGGGCGGGATTGAATGCTTAAACACTCAGTCTAATGGTTATTCACAAGGCGATTCCACCTTACTGCTTGTTATTGCCTCGCCTAAATGGCTGGAACAAACAGGCATCAAAGCGGAGCATGTGGCGGAGTCGTTACAAGCAAGCGCGGATTTGTATGGAGCTTGGGTATGGGGCGACGTCTACGGCATTTCCGCAATCTACGCTCCAAACGAGGAAGACGAGGACGCACAAGGCGAGAAAATCAGCGAAGGTTCTTGCTGGGGTTTCTATGGGCGGGATCATGAAAAATCCGGCCTTATGGAGCACGCAAGGAGCGCGATTGACTGGCACCTTGAGAACAAGGCACAAACGGCACTCAATGAGCCTGCGTGCCTGATATAGAACACGCACGGAGCGCCTAGCCTAAACCGCTAGGCGCTCAAGCGTGAGCTACAAAGCGCACGAAACAAAACAACAAAACAAAGCAATGCCCTATCACCTCCAACAACATTACAGGGAAGCCGCAAGGCGACGCCAAGCCGCTCACGATCAAGCCAGCTTCATTCGCTGGCTCCTGATTTACGGCGCTTTAGTCCTGGCCGCACTCGTAGCGGCGGCAATGTGAACAACAACAAACACAGAAAGAAGAACATGAACACAGACAACGAAGCAAAAATCAAAGCCTTGGCGGCATATCTCGAATGTTCGCCGGAAGAACTCAGCGAAGAAAGGTGTGACCACTACGGCATGCCGATTTTCTCGCTAGGTTCTCAGGAGTACTCCGTTGGGACGGATGAGGAAGCGGACGCCGCTTGGGATGCTGAACTCGACAACTATATCGAGGAATGCATCACGCCGGAAATCGACAGGATCGAGCTTGGCAACCTTTCCAGCTACCTCAAATTCGACGAGGAAGCATGGAAGCGTGACGCTCGCATGGACGGGCGCGGGCACGCGCTTAGCCGTTACGACGGCGACGAAATCGAGCTAGACGGCGGTTTCTACGCTTACCGGCTCAACTAGGCATTGCCTCCTTGTCTCCCCTCCCGTCATGGGAGGGGAGCAAAGGGCGCAAAACCCTCCTTGCAAGGCTGCCCATCTTGCACGGCAAAACCGGGCAAAACATAACCACAAAAACAAATGCAATTAAACCACAATCCCGCAGAGTTCTGCGCAGTAAACAACATAGTTGGCCTCTCCCTTGATCGCCTCCCAAGCGGCAAGGTGATGGCCTGCGAAGTCCGAAGAGACGAAGCCGGAGAGCTTCGCGTCCCCATTGCTCAAATGAGTCTGGAGGAGCTTTATCGGCTCGCCTCTCGGCTCCATTTGGAAATCTTGCCATCGCGTTTCGCGTCACGGCAGGAGATGGATTCTCACCGGGCGCACGTGCGCCGACTCTCTGAACGCGCCGAACAAGCGCGGGAGCTTCGCGGGGAACGCGAAAGCGAGGGATGGAAACAAGCTGAATAACCCTCCTGTCTGCTCTGTCGGCTAACGCTGGCAGAGTAGCGGGGAGCGTTAAAGCTCCGAACAAACAACAAAACGAAAGGAAACGACATGAACGAAAAATGCAAACGGCACAAATGGCAAAATATCGGAGGATGCCGGGAAAACCCTGGCATCATGGGCATCGGTGGCGCTGCCATACGTCACACACAGCAATGTACCGAGTGCCAGCGCACGCGTTCTCGCGTGTTCGGCGACGTGAATGTGTGCGGCAATCGCAACCACGGATGGAGGAGCCACGAATGAACCCCCTGGAACCCCAAGAGCCTTGCGCGCTCGTGCAATTCGCCGTTACTTTGGCCTTCGCGGCCTTTTTCGCGGCGATATTGTTCGGGTATTGCCACTAACCAAACAGACAACCATGAGCACACTAGAAACAGGTACAGAGACTCGCGGCATTGATACCGCCGCGATTTGGCAACGTGAGTACGAGCAAGCCAAGCAAGACTGGCCCAAAGGGGGGCCGGATTGCTGGCAATGGCACGCCGATGAAGCGGTTCAAGAGGCCATAAGTGGATACGCCAGCGTTGCCAACTACTAGAACGCTCCCGTTCAGCCTCTCTGGTTAACGCCGGGGAGGTTGCGGGGAGTTTTCACGACTCCGATAAACAACAAACCAAAACATAGAAACATGAGCAAGTCACACCTACCCTACCCTGGACGCCACGAAAGCCACGAAAGCTGGATGCGCCGTTGCGACGAATGGCAGGAAAACCGCCGCCGTTCTCAGTCTCGCGGCCTTTCTGGCCGCCCCGATTACCACGGCCTAGCAAGCGAGGGGCGCGGAGTCGAATGGCAGAGAGTCCGCATCGCCGGGCAATGGCATACCGTTGAGGTCCCTCACTTCGCTGAGCATGAGGGCAAACGCGTACGTGTCCTGCGCTACGGCTGGGGCAGCAAGACGGCCTACCGCGTGAGAGACTGGGCGAAAAAGAGAGGTTTCAAGTTCGCCCGTCTCATAAATGCAAACGGCCACTACGGCATGTGCGGACGGGATGACGGCATGGCCTACTGCGAGGTAGCTTTTGCCTAAGAACCCAAGGGAGCCGGAAACCCTCACAAACCGGCGAATTTTCGGGGCGGCAGACGCCCAAACGACAAGAGACACAAACCACAAGACAACATGAAAACGATGCAAATCGAGGCCAATAATCACGACAACAACGACCTGCTTCGTTACGCTGGCGCGAAGCGTATTTTTCCCGGATGGTACACAGTGCGCTATCGCGGCGTGAAGCTGGACAAATCGACAATATGCGGAGCAAAACGCAATCGCAAAGGATTGATCCACATCTCCCCTCCGCACGCATGAAAACCGACGCCGAAAAACTCGCCGCTTTCTTTGACCTGCTGGCTAAGCGATGGCAGGAACATGAGGCGGAGAAAGCGCAGGAAAGGAAAGACGAGCAGTACAAGAAACTAGCAAAGCTCCAGCCATGGTGGCAGGACGCCGCGCAGTAAACGAAAGCCGGACATCTTCGCGGGTGTCCGGCTTTTTTGTGCCCTCATGCAATTCTCAATTATGAGAACCCGGCGATGCGTTCACGCCCTACCATTTCCGCACTCGTGAAATTCAACCAGAGCCGCGAAAATGAGTCGCAAACATCCTTGCATTCATCCGCGAATTAGCGTAAGGTTGATTCATGTTCAACAAAACAAAGCCCGCACGTTTCCGCGTCACCTACTCAATCAAGAGCCGCGAATACTGGTTTACGATTCCAGCCGTTTCGGCCAGCGCAATCTGGCGTTCGTGGGATCGTCTCGATTCCACGCTAGTTGATGTCAGTGAAGTTTAAGCATCATGAAACCTCTAGCCGCAACAAAAGCCCTCTTAAACCTAGTTTGGTGGCACGAACACGCCATCAGCGTCATGCAAACCATTGGCGAATACCAAATGCACAAGCGTCCAGAACAATTCAAACGAGCCGCAAATCAAGTGATCGAGGCCGCGTCACTGGCGGAAAAATGGCATAATGAGTGGCTGAAAACTTTTCCTCAAACAGCATGAACAAAATAGCAGAATTACTCCGAAAACACTTGTCAGAGTCTCCACGCGGGGAGCAAGCGCGAATTGTCCGCGATCTAAACATTAACAAATCCACCATGACGCGCTGGCTTGACGGTGACATGCACCCCAATGGGCAGCACACAATGACGATTGTGGAATACATTCGTCGTAAGAGGGGAGGAACTTTGTGACTCTCCGCCCCTCAATCATGGTTGACGCAGCGACTCGCTACTGCCTTGAGCAAAGCGTGTCGTTTGAAAAACCTGTGGCCTTTCTTGACTCGACGGTTCTTCGTCGTGTAAGATTGCCTGTCACGTTCAAGTATCGCAAGAAGAAGCAAAAGCGTTTGGCACTACCGGAGAAAGCATCATCATGAAAACCACTACTGTCGAAGTCTTTACCGAAGACCTTGGCCTCAAGGACTGCTTTGAAGTATCAGCCACCGTTGACGTTGAACATTGCGACGATTCTGACTACAACCGCGAGCACGGCTACGGCCATGCGGAATACATCGGCGATGCTGAGATTTTCTTCCTCGTTGTCCGTGAAGTTGATCGCGAAACCGGCGACGTTCTCGATCACGACGTTTTGCATCCTGCGATTGTCAAGCAAGCCGAGGAATGGGCCATTGAGAAAGCCAAACAAAAGATTCGGAATGGAGATTTGCCTTGAAGTCCAACCGTCCTCAGCATAAGTTTTCCACGTCACCGACAGACATTGAAGCCGAGGTTTATTCTTTTTTCCTTGTTATCGCTGCCCTCTCCAGCGTAGGCATGTCGGCGAGAGGCTAATTTCACCATGAACACTACACCAGAACAACCTGAAACTGAGCAAGTCACCAAGACATGCAATTCGTCGCAACCTTGCTGCCTGATGGACGACGATCTGAACGAAGAACTTGGAACGCCAGCTTGCGATGTTGAAGGCGGCTGCGAGTCGTGTCAGTAAACTTCCAGCCTAGTATTGAGCAATGGCCCGCCGAGGTTTGGCTGCAAAACCGATTAAACTGACAATTCTAGGTTGATGATCTTTGACAACTTGAAAACAGAATCCAGCGGCGGCGTGGAAGGACACGCTGATGACTCTAAGCGGGAAGCACCAACGTCCCATGCTACGCATGACCAGTTGGGTTTAGCGATAGGAGTTGAACGGCGAGCGGCAACGCGACGACCCGATCTGGAACTCGCACTAGCAGGTATCAAGCCCTGCCCGCTGGATTCTGTTTTCCACTAATTTGCCTGCCGTGCCTGTGCTGGCCGATAGCCTTCTATGTAACGCTGCAATATGCGTGAACGATGCAACAACGCGAAGCGCGAGAGAGCACAAAACCGAAGACAGGGAGCGATCCCAAGTAGGACTCTCGCGGCGGCAGGCAACTACTTTCTGTAAGGTTCGTGTTGCTTTTCAGCGCACAAAGTGATAAGATTGACTTCTATGAGTGAAACACCAAAACAAGAACTGGCAACGAAACAACCGTCTCTCAAAGAGCTAATCAGCGGCGACAAATTCAAAGAACAGGTGGCCTTGGCGTTACCAAAACACATGACGCCCGAAAGGTTCACGCGCATTGCTCTCACAGCCATCTCACGCACGCCAAAACTGCAAGACTGCACGCAGACGAGCCTGTTTAAGTGCCTTCTGGACTTGTCGGCTGCTGGTCTTGAACCTGATGGTCGCCGAGCATATCTCATTCCATACGGCAGTGAATGTACTTTGATCTTGTCATACATGGGGATGATCGAGCTTGTGCGTCGTTCGGGCGATGTCGTGAGCATCCGCTCCGAGCTTGTCTGCGAGAATGACGAGTTCTCATGGGAGAATGGCAAGATTACTCACAAAGTCGAATGGCGCAAACCACGCGGAGAAATTCAAGCCGTGTATGCCGAGGCCGTTCTGCGCTCTGGCGAGACTCAGACCGCAACCATGACCAAAGACGAAGTTGATGCTATCCGCAAACGCAGTCGTTCTGGCAATAGCGGCCCTTGGGCTACGGACTATGGCGAGATGGCCAAGAAGACAACTTTGCGCCGCTTGTGCAAGCTGCTGCCGCTTTCTTCTGAGGTTGCCGAGCACATCGACAAAGATCAGGACATCCTCATCGAACGCGATGTGACCCCTGTGGCAAAAGCAACTCTCAACCTTCCTAGCCAAGCGGAGGTGGAAAATAATAATTGACAACAACCGCTTGTTGTCCTAACAAAGTTAAATGAACTATGACGCATCAGCAATTCAGCAAAAAAGGCGGTCAGGCAAAAACACTTGCAAAGAAAAAAGCAGCGCAATCCAATTTAGCCAAGGCAAGACAAAAACTGACAGAAAAAAGATTGAAATCAAAGAGGGTCAAACTTTTGGAAGATTAACAGCTATTTGTTTTAATGGAAAAGATCGTTACAACCATCCTATTTGGATGTTCTTGTGCACTTGTGGAAAGAAAAAAGAAATAAGCGCAATAAGTGTTTTCAAAGGCGTAACACGTTCGTGTGGTTGCCTAAGAAAAGAAAATTCAAAAATAATGAAATCCACTCATGGTCTTGGTCATTTAGATGAGTATGTAATATGGTGCGGAATAAAACAAAGGTGCTTTAATCCAAAATGCAAAGAATATCGTTTATATGGAGCTAGAGGTATCATTCTTTGCGACGCTTGGAAGCATGATTTTAAAGCATTCTATGAATACATTGGCCCAAGGCCAACAAAGCACCATTCCATTGATCGAATAGACAGCAATGGCAACTATGAGCCGGGCAATGTACGTTGGGCAACACATTTAGAACAGGCCAACAATGTTAGAAGCAATACTATCCTAACATGTCGTGGAGAATCTAAAACAATGGCCGAATGGGCTAGGTCTCTCGGTATTGCATATGATATGCTATGCCAGCGCGTTTGCAAACTTGGATGGTCACATGAAAAAGCTATACTTACCCCCAAATTATTCACATGATTATTTACAATGAAACTGAATATAGGCAATGGAACGCTCTAAACTACTCAGCGGCCAAATCGCTGCTGAAGTCGCCCAAGCATTTTCAAGCAGGACTCAATCGCAAGTTTGAGCCGTCGCGTGAAATGATGATTGGCACATACGTTCACGAAATCGTTCTGGAAGGCAAAACGCCATCCTACATCGTTCGTCCAGACGACATTGATCTTCGCACTAAAGAAGGCAAGGCATGGCGAGATAAAAACGCAGGCCGTGAAATCCTGTCACCTGAAGATGACGCCGCCGTTCGCATGGCTGCTGATGCTGTTCGCAAAAGCGCGGATGCGCAGTATCTTCTTGGTCGCTGCCCCAATCGTGAACATGGCATCGTGCAGACGTTCGGAGGCGTGGAAATCAAGGGCAAGCTGGACGCTTACGGGACGGATGAGGCTGGGAAAGCCATCATCCTGGATTTTAAGACAACATCTAACGCTGACCCTGAAGAGTGGGGCCGTAAGGCTTTTGGTCTCCGCTACCCAATGCAGTCGGCTTGGTATCAGGCATTGCTTGCTTTGGAGCTTGGCCTTGAAGAACCACCGGCTTATTTTTGGCTTTGTGTCGAAACGCAAGACCCGTTTGACGTGGTGATTTACCAGCCGCCAGAAGAGGCTCTGGAGATTGGCCGCGCCCAGATGAAGCATTGCGTGGAAACCTACAAGTCCTGCAAAGATAGCGGAAAATGGCCGGGATACAGCAAGGGCATCATCGCTTTGGAAGTGCCAGCATGGGAACGCCGCCGCTGGATCAAGTAATAATTTAACCTCAAACACCAATGCCTAATAACAACATCAACATCAGCTTCGACATTCTCAAAGTCCAAGGAGCGAAGAAAATCACCGGCAAAGACGGCAAAGAATACGTTGCCATCTGCATCCCAGAAAGTCGCCTCAAGCGTTTCCAGCGCAAAGATGGTAGCGAGAGCCTGTTCTTTGAACTCGACGTGAAAGCCAACCGAGACGGCGAAGACAAGTTTGGCAAGACGCATTTTGTTGCCGAAGCTGCCTCCAAAGAAGAGCGCATGGCAAAGACTCGTCTGCCCATCATTGGCAACGGCAAAGAGTTCGTCTTTGGCGGGTCGTCTGGCGGTTCTCGCGCTAGTCAGCATGGAGCGGTCAAAGCCGCTAATCACCCCCTGATGAAAGACGATGGCCTTGAAGAAGACCAGATTCCGTGGTGAGCAAATTACTACACCTGACAACAACCGAGGGGCGCGACTCGACAACGCGCAAAACTCAGCTTACAGTTGCCTATATGCCTTGCTACGACGCAGAAGCACGCGAACGACCGCAAAGACTTGAATCCAAAGTTCATAAACTTACAGCAATGCTTTGTGGTCTTTGCACAAAAATTGAAAATTCATCATTGCGCTCAATGATCGACTCCGACCCGAATCTTTCCGATTGGTGGCAAAACCACAAAACTCATGACGAAAGAATTGCTGCTATCAAACAAAAGAGAGATGCTTTAGGTTCTCATTGTCTGACGGATAAGGAGTTTGAGCTTTTGTGGAATGCGGATGACATTTCTTATTAACACACATCAAAAGAACACATGACCTCCGATCAAATCGACACCATCAACGCCATCGCCGCCGACTGCTACGAGAAGGCTGCGATGAAAGGCTTTCATGACAGCGACCTCGATAAAAACGACGTTGAACTCATGGCAGCGTGGACGGCAAACCTGCACGGAGAAGTATCTGAGCTTTGGGAGGCTGCTCGCAAGGGTAAACTCAACCATCAATGCGACAAAGAGGCTGCTCTGACATGCGCAGAAGAGGAGTTTGCGGACATCTTCATTCGTGTCTGCGACTCGTCACGCGCTTTTGGAATCAACCTTGGACGCGCCGTTCACCTGAAAATGCAATACAACGCCAGCCGTCCGCACATGCACGGCAAACTTGCTTGACCTATGTACGCCACAGAAATCATCGCAGAATTGAAGCGGCTCATCGAAATCCACGGCGATGTTCCGGTAAAGACACTCATCGTCAATGGCGAATCATTCACAAAAGCCGAGGCCGAAGTGACTGATATTCGCTACACAAGCTCCGAAGCATGGCGTAAACCCATCATCAAAATCGTATCAAAATGAACGGCATTACCAAGGAAAAGATCGAAATGCTTGATGAAGCCATTGCTTGGCACTCCGCACAGGAGGATGTCAGTGATACTGAAATCGAGTGGATTGAGTGGGCCAGAAAACGTGTGAAGGAATTGGAAAGGGGTGAATCATGAAGCTGTGGCTAGGTGTGGACGTTGGAATCAACGGTGGAATCGCTTTCATTCCAGAAAGGGGTAACTCTTGGGCTATTAAGATGCCCGATACTTTATGTGATCTTTGGGATGCGATTGATAACATTGGCTTTGATTTTACATATCTGCACGCATGCCTTGAGCGTGTGCATTCATCTCCGCAAATGGGCGTCAAAAGTGCGTTCACTTTCGGCCAAGGATTCGGCCATCTTGAAATGGCTCTGACTGCCGCCAAGATTCCATTCACTTACGTCACTCCTCAGAAGTGGCAAAAGGAGCTTGGATGCCTCACTGGTGGTAACAAGTCTATTACAAAGGCTAGAGCGCAGCAACTTTTTCCGCACATCAAATGCACGCACGCCATCTCAGATGCGTTGCTCATCGCTGAATACTGCCGCAGAACCATCAGATAGCCATGAACCCCGACGACGAAACAAGCCCTATCCCCGCCTTCATTATGATGGCTATCATCACGACGCTCGCTGCTGCAATCCTGCTCAAAGCCCTGCTCTAGCACACTTGAAATAGTAAGCTGGTAAAGAACATTGACAATATCCGCTTAAAAGCGTAAGATTGAAGTCACATGAAAACACAAATTAAGAACAGGTTTACAGGCAGTGTGATACATGAGGGCGACTACGCTTCTATTTATGAGGCAGTTGCGACGGCCATCAAATCAAAAACTGACCTTCGCTGTGCTGACCTTCGCGGCGCTGATCTTTGCAATGCTGACCTTCGCGGCGCTGACCTTCGCGGCGCTGACCTTCGCTGTGCTGATCTTTGCGGTGCTGACCTTCACGGTGCTGATCTTTGCGATGCTGACCTTCGCGGTGCTGACCTTCACGGTGCTGATCTTTGCGGTGCCAAATACGCAACATTAATCATTGCACAAACACGCATTCTTCCAGACGGGGAAATTATTGGTTGGAAGAAGCTGCAAAATGGAAGTATTGCAAAATTGCGCATTCCTGAATCCGCAAAACGCTCTAATGCTTTTGGTCGCAAGTGTCGATGCTCTGAGGCTATTGTTGTGGCAATTTATGATGGTGACAACGAAGTGGATGTGGGTTTTTCCTCGCACGATCCAGCCTTTGAATACAAAAAAGGCGAAATCGTCAGGCCCAAAAAGCCGTTTTCTGAAGACTGGCAAGATGAGTGTGCTTCAGGTATTCACTTTTTCATCACGCGAGAGGAAGCTGAAAATTACTAATTTATGCCAAACGAGAAAGCATCGCCCGCGCATCGTCTAGCATACCGGCTGGAATCCATTCTAGTGTCAAGTAAAGTTGACGCTGACGAGATTACGAAGATTCTGATCGACCTTCTGGCGCATCACATCGCTGGCTACGAGCCGATTCACCGGGAATACATCTGGGATGCGGCTGTGGATGAACTCGACGACATGGTGGAGATTTTCTCTGCTATCGAGGACGAGGATTATCAGAAGAATTGACACACCCTCCTCGCTGAGATAGGGTTGGAGTGCCGACTGGAAACGGCCTGTAACTATGACGATAAATGATCCCCACCTTTCAAGGAACCTGTGTCATGCAGATTTCCAGCCTTGAGAGCGTGGGGATCGCCTTTTGGTGAATTATGGATATTGTTTTGCTCAAGTCCCTTTTGAGAAGCCCAATCGCTTTTCAGCCTATTTTTGTCAAAATCGCCGGTTCTGTGAACGCTGGTTTGCTTTTGAGTCAGGCGTTTTATTGGAGCGACAAAACCACCGACCCTAATGGGTGGTTCTACAAAACGCAGGCAGAATGGGAAAAGGAAACGTACTTGACTCGTTATGAGCAGGAATCCGCCCGGAAACAGCTTAGATCGCTTGGATTTTGGGAGGAAACCCTTGAGGGTATTCCAGCCAAATTGTTTTATCGCATCAACATGGGTGCGCTCTATGCCAAAATGGTGGCCGTTTCAAAAATCGAGTCCTCCAGTATGCGGGAAAACCACATACTAGAAAGCGGAAATCCAGCAAACAGGATTGGGGTAAAACCACATACTACTATATGTACAGAGAGTACATCAGAGAATACATCTCCCGAATTAAAAAATTCGGGCAACGAGCGGGTTGAATTGTTCGCTTTCCCGAAAGGGGTCGAGAAGCCAATCATTCATTCCAATCCACCCGCAAAGCGTGGCAGACCGCCAAAACCCGCCGATCCTCGCCATCAAGAAGCCATCGAAATGTGGCGCGACATGTGGAATGAGCGGTTTAACACGCCGTATTCCTTTCATTCTAAGGACTTTAAGCACCTAAAGGAGTTTTTGCGAGCCAATCCAACTGTTGAAGTCTCAAAAATGAGAGACGCATTAAGCGGAATTTGGTCGCTTGAGGTGCAAAAGGGCGCTTTTGCCCCCAACTCCATCCGAATCCTCAACCTTTGCGACCTTTGCCTTCGCTGGAACACCATCATCGGAAACATCCAATAAACCACAAACCATGAACTATACATCACTCCCTGAAAATATTGAATCTTCGGCTCAGCGCAGACTGAACGAAATTGTGAGAAAACTCAATGAGGTTCGAGTCATGGTTATGAACCATTGGCCCGACGCCATTTTTTTCGTCAACTCAGACGAGACGGGATCATATTTATATATTTCACGCCGCGAGGACTCCATCGAATGTGTGCAATCTGACATCTCTGCTGAAAAATGGCAGACGCTTGATTTAGACGATTGCGGAATTGACGAAGAATAATTTACCCAAATACACCCAAGAAAGGAACACCATGATAGCAAACCTAGACACGCCACCTCAATCGACTCATCCAGATTATGACTGGTGGGTTTTCTCAACCGCCCTCAGCGAAGGCTGGTTGATGCTTTATTGCCCCAAGACTGGCAAAACAGGCTCAGTACGCAATCCATCGAAAGCTGAGTGGGCCAAGGCATTTGATGCGCCAAATAACCCTTACCAATGGCATGACAATTCTCGTGTCGTCATAGACGTTAAATGACACCTCCTCCCACAATCGAACAGCTTCTAGCGTCCTTCAAAGACGCCCAGCTTCCGTGGTCTGAGGAGGCTGAACAGACGGTTGTTTCCTCGATTTTCCACCACCCAAGGCTGATTGAGGAGTGCCCGCCCGTGGATTCATTCTTCCACGTCCATCACCGCTGGCTGATCGAGGCTTTCTTGGAGCTTTTCAACGCTGGAAGGCCGATTGATCTGCCTTCCGTGACAATCAATCTCCGTGAAAAAGGGCTTCTCGACAACATGGGAGGCCCGGCGAGGCTCAGTGTCTTCTACTCGAACATCCCGATGGTGTCGCATTTCGGCTACTACGCCGGGATTGTGCGGCAGAAATACCAGCTTAGGGCCATGATTGGCGTTCTTGCCGCTGGAATGGACGTTCTTTTGCGTTTTAACGAGTCGGAGGGTTCTTCCGCTGCCGATACCCTCCAGAACGTCATTAAAAGCGTTGTGGAGGCTGCAAATGACGATGGCAGCCCTGATTTGGAGCATCGCCCGATGGCGGAACTCATTAACGAGGTCTTGCAGGACGCCGAGGATATGGCGAAGTCGGGGCGGAAAATCACCGGGGTTTCGACTGGTATCGCCGAATTTGATGACATCATGGGCGGTCTTGAACCCGGATGCCTGACGGTTGTGGCGGCTGAGTCCAGTGATGGCAAGTCCAGTTTGTGCCGACAAATGCTCGAATGGGTGGCTATCGAGGGTGGTTGCGCCGTTGACTACACCTACGAAATGATGCCCAAGGCGGAAGTGAAGCGCATTTTGTGCTCTCAGGGCAAGATTGACGCCAAAAACCTCAAAACGGGGATGCTGACGCGCAATGAAATGCTCAACCTTGGCCTTGTGGCAAACAAGGCGGCGAAATGGGACTTCAGCATCGTGGATGTGGCTGGAAAGACGATTGAGCAAATCTGCCGCGATATTTCACGCAGGTCGCGTAAATTGAACGCTGGCAAAAGGCTTGTTGCGATGATTGACTACATCCAGCTATGCAAGACTACCGAAAATTCTCAAAATCGAGAACGCGAGGTTGCTCACATCACGGCTACCACCAAGCAGTGCGCCAAGATGACGGGGGCACACATCATCATGCCTTCGCAGGTGAACAACGATGGCGAGGTGCGTGAATCCCGCGCCATTGAGCAGGACGCCGACAACCTCATCAAGATCAAGAAGATTGGCGTCAAGAACGACGGCCCCTCATGGAAAAAGGGCAAAGAAGAGGAGAAGCCCAATTTCCAGCGCCAGATGTTCTTCCACAAGGTTCGTGACGGTGAACGCTACCGCACCGTGGACATGGAGCTTGTCGGCAAGCACTTCAGGTTTGAGGTTTTGCGAAAAGAGGTTGATTCTGAGGGATAATTGGCGTAAGGTTGAACTTATAAACAGGCCAGAACGCGGAGTTCAGTCAGTCCGAAACGAAGCCCACAACCCAAGAAGACCAATGAGCACCCTAGAAACCACTGACACAGCAGTCCAAGCCACGAGGACTTGGATGCACCGTTTTGTTCGCCTTTTGGGCTATGTTTGTCCAGTCTGCGAGGATGTGAGGCACCGTCTCAAGGGACACCGCTGCTCAAAGCTGGATGGTGAGCACGGACTTGCTGCCGCTACCATGAGAGCATGGGAGCAAGAGTGGGGAGACGGAGCCAGCGGAGATGCTGGCGCGATGCTCAGGCGAGAACTGCGGAGCGTAATCCGCCGCTACGGTCAGGAGTCGGACGTGACCGCATATCAGGCCATCGGCGCGCTCCGCATGGTGGAACATGATATTGTGGACATGCTCGACTGCGCAGCGTGAAGGCGAACGCTCAATCTCTGCCAACCCTGGGGCACGACCAGGACAACACGACAAAGGCCCAATAACATGACCGAAGCAAGCACACTAACAATGACCCAAGACCAGCCCCAGAGGTTGGTAGCAGAGCCGGGTTGTCCGCCCGAATGGCTGGAAGAGATAGTCGAAACTATCGGCATTACCGATGGCGTCGATCTCGTTGAATGGCACCTAGACCAGACGGGCGACTACATCGTCAAAATCGAATACGGCGAGGAAGAAATGAGCT